GCGGCGCAACTTTCGGTGATGATACTGAAGCGCTTGCATTCGATGGTTCTGGTAATGTCGATTTCGATGCTGTTGCATTGGATATCGACGCTTCTGGCGCAATCACAATGGATTCGACCTCAACAATCGTAGTCAGTGGTGACGCTGGTGCTACTTTCGGTGATGATACTGAAGCTCTTGCATATGACGGTTCTGGTAACCTTGATCTCGATGCTGTTGCTTTAGACGTTGACACAAGTGGAGCTATCTCCATTGTCGCTGCCGGCGTTGCTAGTGATATCCTCATTCAGACTGCTCACACTGAAGGTGTTGCATTCCATATTGACGCGAATGCTGACGCTGCTTCTGAAGTTCAGATTGACGCTGGTATCCTTGATATCGACGTTACTGGTGCTGCAACGATGGATGCTGTTGGTATCGCTCTTGGAGCTGGCTCTGGTGAGCTTGACTTAACCACAACTGGAACAGTGGATGTAAATGCTGGTGTCCTTGATATTGATGTAACTGCTGGTCTCACGCTCGATGCGACAACAATGTCAATCGATGGTACTGATGATTCAAATATCACCGTTACTGCAGCTGCAAAAGACTTAGTCTTAGCGGTCGCTGGTGGTGGAGCTCAGAAGCTTCAGCTTGACTCTGCTGGTACAGGCACTGACGCTATCGACATCTCAGCTTCTGCTGGTGGTATCGACATTGATGCTACGACCTCTGTTGCAGTTAATGCTACTACGACCTTGGTTCTTCAAGGAAACGGATCGGCTTCTTTCGGCGACGACGTTGAAGCTCTTGCATATGACGGTTCTGGTAACCTGGATCTCGATGCTCTTGCATTGGACATTGACGCTTCAAATGGTGTTAACATGGCTGCTGCTGCTGGTGGTGTTCAAATCACTTCTGCTGGTGATGCAGTTCTTCTTCAGGTCACTTCAGACGCCGCTGGGGAAGACTTGACGATCCAACAGGCCGGTGCAAATGACTCTGGTGTTGCAATCGTTGCTGCTGGTACAGGCGCAGATGCTATTAAGCTCGGCGCTTCTGCTGGTGGTATTGATATTGATGCTGCATTAGGGTTTGATGTCGACGCTGCTGGTGCAGTTGCTCTCGATTCAACTGCTGCTTCAATGACAGTGGGTGCTCTACTTGCTGATGGTCAAACATTAAAGCTCGGAAAGAACGGTGCTGTTGAAATGACGCTCGCACCACACGGGACACCTGCAAATGAGGTTTTCTCCGTCGTTAATACAGCTGGTAGCGGTGCTGAAGCCATTAAGCTTCAGGCGATTGCTGGCTCTATCTTGATGGATCTGGACCATGCAACTTCCGTGTTCAAGGTTGACTGTGAAGGGACGACCGCAGCTGCGATCGATCTGGATTCAGCTGGTGGTATTGAGATTGATGCTGCAGGAGCTATCGGAATTGAATCTACGGGTGGAGCTATCAATATTGGCACTGACAATGCGGCTCAAGATATCTCCATTGGTACGCAGGGCGCCCGAAACATTCTCCTCGGCTCAGCCGCGGGACAGTCGACGTGGATCGGACAAGCCTTGGTAATGTCGGGTACATCACCCAACGCTCTTGCTTTCACGGGTTCGGTATCGTTCTCCTCTGATGGTTTGATGACAAGTGGTGAGGGTGCAAAGACGATGTTGTTTGCGTCCTACGATGACTTTGCTATCTTCAGAGGTAAGAGTATCTTCTCTGCTTCTGATACTGTCATTAGTGCTTTGAATACTCTCGCGAGTAATATTACTGGTGCAACTGCAACAATCTTTACTGGCTCGTTGGCTGCAAATGTCGCCGCGGGTAGTAACGTTACTGTTGCGAAACTGTCAGGTGATAACGCTTCGCTATCTCCAGAGTGCGGTATTGAGAAGTGTCAGGTCTTCGTTAATGGTCAGCTTCTCGTTTCTTCTTCCATCGGAGGAACTAACGATTATCAGATCACTGCTGCGAACACCTTACAGTTCCAATTCGTACTACAGACCGGTGATATGGTTCAAGTAATCGACCGTTCATAATACTTTAGGTTTTTTAACCTATCCCCTGAGGGCCGGCTTTTTGCCGGCCCTCTTTTTTTATAGATCTGATATGGCGTGTATAATATGATTGTCTTTTGTAAAATGTGGAGGTAGTTATGGAAGAAAATGAGTTTACTTCTAATTTGGATAAGAAGATAGACGGACTAGCTGCGAAACGGCAAGAAGTAATGGATAATCTCCTTAATGGATCTTGGCATGCTAACGTAGTCGAGGGTAGTTTGAAGTCTGCTTTGAAAGAATTAGAAGATCGTGACCCAGCTGAATTACCCAGGTTATTGTTAAGCATAATAGAGCAGGTGCCAGCTTTAGTCAAAGGTATTTGGACGAACGGGATAAACGATGCGCAGTCTCTGGAGTCAGAGATTGCGAGATGGCAAGAAATGCAGCAATATTATAGAGATTATCTAAAAACGCACATATCGGCAGAATTAGAGAAAAATGTAGAAGAGCCAAAGAATAAAATAGAAAATAGTAGTCAGAATGAAGAAATTGCTCGAGAAGCTCTAAGGGCTGGAATTGAGTCTGGTGACATTAATGAGCCCTCTAAGATGTCTGCAATAAGGAGAGAAGTTGGTACGCACCCCGGCCCGACGTTAGGCGATTATAGAAATATGAAGAGCGAGCTAGAGGACGAACAAACAACTGCTGCAGATGATTCTACAAGGTAATACTTATACCCATGGGAATATTAGACAGAAAGACTAGGTTCATGGATACGTTCTTAACCCAGCAGGGGAGAGAGCAGATTGCAAAGGGAGAATTACGCTTTTCGTTTGCGACATTTTCTGACTATTGCACGTTCTATGAAAGCTCTTTAGACGATCCTTCTGTCGCTTCCGATGCCATTAACCGTATATTTTTTGAAGCCGCCAATCGGCCTCAAGATTTAGTGATTCCTGAATTTGATGCAGACGGCGGTATGGTTTTCCCCGCGGGTGACTTTGATTTGGTTGACGGCCAGCTACAGATGGCATCCGGATCTGCAGGTGTTTCTTTATCTGGTGCAGAATTAGTCACATCTGCTTCTTTAGCAATTTCAGATTGTGTTGAATCGTTTGCAGCGATGCGACCTCTTCGGTCAGAAGATCTTCTCTCCAATGCTTCTGGGTTTGAATTAAGTCAAAATACAGGTGAATTTTTAGTTACCTCTTATCTACCTATTTCTCCCGGTGTTCCAACGCAGATTAGTCTTTCTAATATTGAGAGCTTATGGCAGGATAAGAAGTTAACGCACATTGAAAACTTCAAATTTAAGCCTCCGATCAATAAAACATCTGGAAAAGAGCTAAGGGTTTTCCCCAAGTTACAACAACCAGAGCCGACCACTTTCGGAGATTTAGCGAATGAGCTTGGTTCAAATGACCCTAGCGGAGAGACTGGCGTTGGCCCCCCAATTAGCTTGACATTCCCAGCCACGAGCAATGATAATAATCTTGTATGCCAGGTATGGGAAGTTTGCAGTGGTAGCATAAATAAATTGCGCATGATTGATTTTGGCGAATTTGAAGATGCAGATCCGTACAGTCCAGGAAAGCATGTGTTTTTTGTTGGTAAGTTGTTTAAAGATGATGATGGCGAATCAACGTTCTTAAATCTATTTACAGTGGTATTTGACTGATGATCTTTATTCTACCAACGTTAAAAGACGTTATGAGCTTCCCTTCCCACTGCGCAAAGCTTCGAGCGGCGCGTGGTGACGCAGGGGGCCGTATCTTCTATTATGAAATCACCATGGATGTTGATGTTGAAAAAGCCTTGTATAATGATGGATTGACTGTCATTGTTGACGTGCTACCCAAGAAACCTACACCGGTGCTTGATAGAAAACCCAAAAAGATAGGATCGGCACGTTCATTTACTAGAAGCACAAAGACGCTAGAGAAAACCATCCGCAAAGCGAAGAAGAAAAATCGTGAAAAGATTGTTAAGCGAACGAAATTGGATCTAACGAAGTATGTCAATAATAAGCTAGCCAAATTAATAAAGAGCAGAAAAAAGCAGAGTAAAGCTAGGGCTGCCGCTGGTAAGAAAACTTCTTCTCGTTTTGGCGGTTCAGGTATTACTAAGAAGAGCAGCAAATCTATCTCAACAAGTAAGTTGGCTTCTACAAAGCGGATCACCGCGATGTCTCCTCTAAGCTCAGCTAAATCGACCCTTGCGGTATCTTCTTCTATCTCTCCACGTACTGTTGTACCGATGCGAAAGATGTCAAAAAGCTTTATTTCTTCTAAAAAGGATCCTGCTCAAATTGCAAGAATGCCAATAACACGTTTACCAAGCGCTCTCGGCCAGAAAGCGCAGAGCTTGCTCTTTACCCCAGCTATTAAGAAAAAACCAGAACAGACGTATAAGATAACAACTAAGAAGAAAGAGATTAAATTTCGTGTTGTCATACAAGAAAAAGCACTTGGCTCGTTATCCACCTATTATCTTCGAGCTACCCTGAAGGATGATAAGGGCGTTAAATTATCGACAGTCGGGACCATAATTCAACATGCAAAAATCGTTAATGATTTTTTAACTCCACGAATAGAACCCACACTAGAGACCTCCTTTATAAAGGCAGGCCAGGTCTCTATAGGCGTAAAGCAGATTGATAAAAAAGCAAAGCATATTAGGGTGTTTCGAAGAATTGGGCCTGCGGAGACAGGTGGTTCAGATGGCGGCTCTTCCTGGTTAGAGATTTTAGACACCCCCCTGTCATCAGACGATGAAGAGGTCAGGTTCAAGGATGAAGTGGCCAGCCCACGACCGTTGATGTATAGAGCATTATGCTTCGGAGAGAATATGAGACCTGCAGAAGACTTTGCGTCGTCTATTCTTCTGCCGCTTCCAGAGCTAAAGTTGCCCCAGACTACAGCGTTAAGCGCTGTCGGTACGATTTTGAAAAACGGCGCAGTAGTTAGCATAACGGTTTCTGATTTTCCAGATGATGCTGTTTCGGTAATGGTCAGAAGGTACGATTTAACTATAAATTCTGCTGCTAGAAAAAGAGCGGGCACCAGTGCTGGTTTTTCGTACGTTGGAAAATCTCCGCAGGATCAAACGCAATTCGTGGTAGGTGATGAAGATAATAGCGTAACTTTTATTGATCAAGCGCAGAAAACCGGCCATGATTACCGTTACGTTCCTATCGCAACAACTATACACGGCAAAGAAATAGTAGGTACAGATGCGCTAATAGAGATTCCTGAATCAGCTGGCGATGATGAGAAAGTTGAATTGTCAACGCCCAGTCCTGTTGTTAGTGTAAAAAGTCAGATTGCCGCTGTAACGTTTGATCTATCAGCGGAATTTACGGATTTTGGATTTGGTGAGATAAAAGCAAGTCTCCAAACGGGTGATCAGAAGTCTTTGTTCGAAAATGATTTAGAGGACGAACGTTCAAATTTCGCGGACCTAATTAACTTTCTTGTAGAGCGAGAAAATTTTGTTTCGGGTGAAGTAGAGTCTTTTGGTGTTAATGAAGCTGGTACATTCGAAGATAATGTCACCACCCAGGCCTCAAACAATGTTAAGCCTCTCGAGCTGGGGGTACGATATGGATACAAGGTTACTGCTTTGGTTCGGTCTGCTGAGTCAATGTTCCCCAAACTTAAAACGTCTGAAGAGAACAGCGCATCTTTGTTAAAATTTCAAAGACAGGTCGGAAAGTTTCGAAATCCTTTAGCATTAAGGAAGGGTACGCTTCAATCAACTGCCAGACAGAATGACATGACAGCTCCGAGCAGAGTCGAGCCAACAGACCCTTTCTTGGCTGGGCGTACAACAGTGCAGTCACGAGTCGAAGTTGCCATTCCGATTCCCCAACAAAAGGGTCATCAAGTTCGTACCGAAGACCGCGGTACAAACATGCTAGTTTCTTGGTCGTACTTTGGCAGAATTTCAGACATCGATCATTTTCAGGTGTTCATTTGTTGGAACGGTGGTAAGCAGATGCTAGGGACAGTTCATCCAGATTCCGCAACAGCGAATTTTTCATTTAGACATTTTATTAGGGGTGACGGATTTTCAGTGACATATTTTTATGAAATTCACTCCATCAAACTAAATTACAAATTGCGTTCAAAAATACGATCTGCGAACGTGGTACCAAAGAGCTTTAACAAGATGATCAAACAGAAATCACGAAGTTCAAAGAGGGTAGTTAAACTATAATGCCTGACTTTCTATCAAATATGAAACTAGCAGCTCTAGTGAGCGTAGAGAAGGAAGAGGTAGTTTCACTCCCAGAACTCTTACTAAGTGAACAAGCGGCAGTGTATAATGCGGTAGCTGAAAGTGCTGAGGATAATAGCACACCTGGTGTGAAGGTCAAGAGCCGTAGAGACAGAAGGAGGAGAGGGAGGTCTTCTACAACCAAGAATAAAGAAAAATCAAAAACAGGATCTTCGCTTCAGAAGATGGAACAGCTTCGACAATCTAAAAAAAGGCAAGACTTTAGGAAAGCGGCACTTCTAAAGTATCAAACCCAGAAAGGGCAAAGAAAGAGTTCGGCTACTGCAACTTCTGCTGGTGATGGTCGTAGTTCTAAAAGAGTAGAAAAGAAACGAGCAGAAGAAGAAGCGAATTCTATAGAGATCAACCCGGCCTTACGCCCTGTTATTTTGGCGATTATAGACTTTAAGCCTCTTTTTGATTCGGAAAAAAATGTGACCTCAGTGGGCAATATCATCAAAGTAAAAAGAGCGGCTCGTGCTCTTTCTACAGAGAGCCTGTTAGAGATTGATACTTCTGAACAAATGATTGAAGAGCTTGATTTTCTTTCAGCTCACATAGCGAATGTCTCGCAACGACAGACATTTCTAGATGGTCTCGACGCTGACAGTTTAACCCTGTATGAAGAAGCACTTTCTGCTTTTGAGATAGAAGAAACCTCAGTTTCCTCTGCGTCAAATACAGAGGTACTTTATACCCTACTAAGAGACTACTGTTTTTCGCTAAATTCCTGCACACCCAGGTTACTAGAGTGTGCAACAAGGGAATTTGAGGCAGGTACGTCTCTTATGCTTGATCCATCCACTCTCAATCCTGCCCCCAACGACCTAAGGAAACAACTGCGGACTTGGTCGACAGCAATAAGCGGTCTATATTCTACGCTGCCAGAAGATAATGAGATATCGCTAAAGTGGTTAATCGCGACTATATCTCGTGAATTTCTTTTCTCTTATAATAAGGCTGCCTCCGATGTATCAGATCCGCCGGCGACAACCTACGATTCACGCACAAAATTAGAGGGTGATCCAGTCTACACATTCTCGCATTATTTTAATTTGAAGTCAGGGCAAAGGTCAATGATTCCTAGAACGGCTGGAATTACTACTGACAATATTTTTGGCACAGAGAATTTAAACGGAATTCTATATCCAGCTGGGTCAGGGAGTGGAACAGAATATTTCTTTCCATTTGAAAAATGTGAGTTAATAGCACCGACCGGATACAAGAGCTCGAATTCTGCGCCTGATGAGGTGGCCAAGCTGTACACCAAAGCAACACCACAAGCCACAGATGGACCGTATACAGACATTGCTTCTCGCTATTCAACTTTAAAAGAGAATGTTGACGCTTTAATAACAACAGACAGTTTCGATTTCGATTATTCTCCGCCAGTGATGATGCTAGAATTGATCTGTAGGAATATCGTTTCGAGATGTTTGGAGGAACTTCCTGAGTCTTCTTCTTCTTCAGCTGCTAAGAAAGATTCGATTCAAATAGGTTGGTTGATTGCCGCCGCGAAAGACGAAAAGGCGTATAAGTGGTTAATAACTTATCTTGCTTTTTTACAAGATATGCTGACAGGAACAGCAATAACAGGAGATGCATCTTCTGCTACTCCGCTTTCTTATCTGGTCAAAGGTGATAGTGGATTGAGCAGTCTTATTGGAAAGCCTTCATCTTCTAACACTACTAGAAGATCTTTCACATCAGAACCTTCAGACATATCCATCAGCCCGACGCCAGAAGATTTTGAGAACCCTACATCAGTAGATGCCATGACTGTTACACAAGAGATAGAGCTAGCTGAAGGCGAAACATCAGGCTCAAGCGCATCTTTGCTAACATACTTTGGGAAAAGTTGGGAAGAATTATGCACCTCCGCTACGATGGGCATCAGGCCTTCGCTAAATACGATAACAGACAGCTCATTAGCAGGAAGCGACGGGGAATCATCTGAGACAACCGTGAAGCTTGATGACTTAAAAGATGTGCTTACAGACCTTGGTACAGATCCCGACTGTATTTTTGCTGAGTTAATTTCGTTTATCGATGATGCAGATGCATTGTTTGGATATCAAGTATTCAGTGATACAGGGTTTTCAAATTATTCATCCATTCTTCGACAGCGGCTACACGCTACTATGATCGCCGCGATAGCTAAGGCAACGAGCTTCTATATAGGGGATTGTACAGTAGTTTCAGGGGGTATGAGTACCAGCTTTGAGGCTTCCAGCGCTATAAGCGCATCCACTTCCACCACGAAAATTTCTACTTCAACATCGAAAACCTCTGGTATACGTGCCATTCAAACCAGCACCGCAGATGCTTCATCATTCACTGTTGGTTCTTACCTGACCTATAAATACGCTGGTGTGTCAACAAGAAAAGAAGCGCTAACTGCATTTTTAGACTCTCAAGAGCTTGATACTTCTCTGATAGAAGATTACTCTTCATCTTTAGCCAGATGTTTTTCAGGTCTGGAAGAGGAAAGTGAGTTTCAAGAAGAATTTATGGGGTCATTAGATGACTATTTTGGTAACATCCGGGATTCATATCAGATGGTTGTCGATGCTCTGCTTACTGATATCGATGAGTCTGAGGATGTGGAAGAAACGCTTGTTCAGCGCATAGGTGCTGGTCTTCCCCTGAGTTCAGATATGTGCAAGATGCTTTTAAATTACGTAAGAGTTTATGACTCCTCAGATGCGACGTATAACGATATTCGAACAAGAGACAAGGTTCTGGCATGCGCCAATATGTCCTTGTTGTCTGATGTTTTCCAAGGCCAGGATTATTGCGAGGCTGGAAAACTTAAGTACATGGTCGTAGGTATCAGGTCAGGTTGTCTTGACATGACTAAGGAAGAGCCAATAGATATGGAAGATGTGGACCGGGACACTGCGGCTACATCTCAAGCAAATTTTGTTGTATCTCTAGAAAAGATAGACTTAACACGTCCAGAGCTGGAATACGTAGATAAAGACTATTCATTTTCTCGTAATCTATTCGTAAATAGGGTTGATGATTCCACAGAGGGAGAAATTAACGTTTATTTTGACAATATTAATTCTGATTTTTCTGTTACAGAAGAATCAGAATCAGGGTTATCGGAAGATGATTTTTCAGATGACCAAATAGAAAATCTTAAAAATGATTTCGCGCTTAAGCTATATTCAGATTTATTTTTAGACTTAGACTTTTTTGAAGATGCGTATCCAGCGGGAGCTGCAGAGAAGAAAGCTTTATTGACGGGATCAATTAGCATGCCATCTCTTACGAGCGTAGATAAGGAACAAAATTCATTTTTATCTGGTAGCAATATAGCTTTTGACAGTGAACAGAGACAAATTGCGGGCTTCACTTTTTATTCTGAGGGGACAGAGAGTTTGGATCTAAAATCGCTGCAGGGGCTTGATCCAACTGCTTACTCAGTATTTACATACTTAAATTCATATGGTAATGTAGCAAATGCAGCGGCAAAGAAATCGTCGTTGAAATATGGTACCGAGTTTGAGCGAATTGTGTGTATACCTTTTGACCCAACTGATTTTGAAGTTGACACAAGCAGCGATGATGAAGAAGCAGCAGAGATTGATGCACGCGTCGCAAAATTAACGGAAGCTGAAGAAGAGGTGGGGATCGGTTTGGAGACTTCTCAAGGAGTTGAGCTTTCTAATTTTAGAGTGTACGTTACAATTCCAGACTTAGAGGGAGACGAATCATGAGTGTAGAGTCTATTGCTAGCCGTCCTCTTCCCGTTTTTGATGTTCCTGAGATGGAAAAAGTGAAAGCAAGCTTCACATATAATTTTTTTGTTAGTGATGAAACAATCGACGAGTCTGGCAACGACGCGCTTAACGGAAACTTATCTTCTCGATTTTTAAGAAAGGGAACAGTTGATACAACAAATTTAAACGCTCGAATACCGAGATTTGCTACTTTGACCTTCGGTCTAAAAGACACAAAGAAAAGTATGCTGGCCACAAAGTCTTCCGCGGTATCTTCTACCAAAGGTGAGATAGAGTGGGCGTTAAGCAACGGAAAGATCTTCTCTGAAGATGACGCATCCGGGATGGGATATGAGTCGATTTGCGTAGCGAACGAGTGCTTACCACGTGACATTGAAAACATGTTAAGGGCTCGCTTAAATTCTATGGGTCTTGATGAAGCAACACCACTTGAATTACTGTCACTGATTGCTGAAACTAGCGATATAGATTCGAATTTATTGGAAAGCATGTTACCGCCGTCATTAAAAGATGAGACAGACGTTTCCACAACTAATGGTGGTTTTTTTGAAGAAGAAGCAAAGCAGTTCACACTGATGCAGTTGAATTCCTTTTACGCTCCTCTCATGAAGCGAACAGTCGTAGAGCGTGGTACATCACTTGGAAAATCTCAAGCGATAGCTGATTTCCTGTTATGGGGCAGCAGAAAACCGAAAGATACGTCTCACCTGCTAAGTAATGATGAGTATTTATTTGATATACCGTACGTCAGCATTGAAGAATCTGAAACAGAGGATTTCGTATCCCAGGCTGACGTTGTGGGCTTCATAATAGAAAAGAGGCGGATATATAAGGGCGTACGTTATCCGATGCCTCCGATCATCGCCATGGGTCAAGAAGTAAGAACAGTTTATGACAGCCAGGTAGCTTATGGACAAACATACGAATATGTAGGAAGAACGATAGCGAAATTCAGGGTGCCTGCGACAAGCACAGAGGGAGAAATATTCATAAAGTCTTTTTTGCTGGCGTCAAAGCCATCCCCCGCCGTATCCATTACTATAAAAGAAGACCGTAGACCAGAACCACCTGGCGACATTAATTTTTATTTCGAATATGATAAAGAGAATCTAGTGCTCACTTGGGCCCCACCTGTTAACCCACAACGTGACGTGAAGTATATTCAGGTCTTTCGAAGGAAAACCATCAAGGATCCCTTTGAGCTTATTGTTAATTTTGATTTTGATGATTCAGTAGTTCGAACCGAGCCCAAAGAATATATAGACCCCAGCTTAAACAGGTCGATAAAATCATTCCCAACTTATTTTGTTGATACAGAATTTGATAAGACAAAGACGTATATTTATTCTGTAGTGGCAGTTGATGCAAGACAAATAAGTTCACACTATTCTGCTCAGATTCAGATTAGCTTTGATACTTCCAAGAATAAAATAAAGAAAGAGTTTATCTCATATAGCGGTGCCCCAAAGCAGTACCCTAATTGGCACTTAAAAGAAAACTTCTTTGTTGACACCATGAAAGATAGCGCACACAAAGCAGTTAACATTTACTTTAATCCAGAAGCATATACACTACTTAAAAATGGAAGAGAAGTAATACCAGCTTTTTGTACAACTACGATAGATCCTTTGTCTAAATACGTTTTTCAGTTTATCAATACTGACAGATTGCTCGATCAGAAGCTAGAGGTCGTCATCGATGATTCGATTCTGCAGGACAGTGTTTCGGAGAAAAAGACTACCCTAGAGCAAGATATAAGTGAGTGAATGTTTACTACGTTTTTAGAGAGATATAATTAAACCCTGAGTAATGGAGGAAGTACATGGGCTTTTTAGATAACAGCACTAACAATATTATAGTGGATGCCGTGCTCACGGACTATGGCAGGGAATTGTTGGCCCGAAATGATGGTAGTTTTTCGATTGTTAAATTTGCATTCGGAGATGATGAAGTAGATTATTCAACTATCCAAAAATTCGGTAGAACAGTGGGCAAAGAGAAGATAGAGAAAAATACTCCGGTTTTTGAGGCTCAAACAAATCAAAATTTTGCATTAAAAAATAAGCTGATAAGTCTTTCCAACCCAACCCTTATTAAGCTACCATCGGTTACGTTGTCAGGAGACGGTGTGACTGGGAATACTCTGGCGTTTAAGAGGACTGGCTCTACTTCTTCAAGGTCTATTACATTCACACAAACGCTAACTGATGAAAACACTGTTGATCCCGAATTAAGAGATCAAACGTTCTTGGTAAAACTCCCATATAGATTCCTTGAGCTGGTGGGAACGGATAATACTCCAGATTCCATTGACTCGAATGATATCGCGACCTATATTATTACACGGGATAGTACCACAACAGCAATTGGTGGTTCGAAGTTAACATTGAACATCAAGACGCGATCGATATCAGACAGCGTATTCACATATTACGGTGACGCAGACAACAAGTCTCAGATATCCAGCACCCTTAGGGTTGTCGGTATACAATCAGGCGTGGTGTCAGAAATGACCGTCACGATAGAGAAGTGAGGGAAAATTAGTGGCTACTTTTAAGGAAATTTCAGCAGCAGATGTTAAGACATCTCGGTCTGTGCTAAACCAGCTTGTAGATCTTATCCAAGAAGATATATCTGGGTCGGCTACCAGAAGGACCTACCAGATGTGGGTTACCGGTGGCGTTGGACCCGGTGTGACGTCTTCTCTTTATCAAACAGTTTATGACCAGGATTTCTCTCTGCAGACCGCGAACCCAATCGTTGATATGACGGTTGGTTTGTGGGTTTCTGGCTCGACAGTTGTAAGTTGCTCTTCTGGTTTAGACGCAAATGGAAGAATGTTATTTCCCTCTAGCTCACTAATGATGAGAGAGAAGGTTGACATTTATAAGCAGTACGCTGCTAATCTTCTTGGCGACGCGAATGCATCATTTTCGACACCTTTTGGAAGTTCAGAACCAACAGAGCAAGTCAACGCAGCTGTCTTCCTTTCTTTTAAGAGGTTGTTCACTAGAGATAAAGTGAAGAGAGAAACTGTCGCAATCAAAATGTACCAATCAGCTTCTGAGTGTGCGTATAATCCACCTCAAACGCAGCATGAGGCCCCGGGCGTGACCGCTACTGGGTGGAACACCTGGCTCGGCGCGCCTAACCTAAACCAGACATCTACAAGTTCTGTGAAGATCTACACAGATTTTGGTGCATCTCAAAACCGTAGAAGAACGTTCGGGGGTGAGGTGGGGGATCTTGTTGATTCTGCAGATACGACGAGTAGAGTTGGTCTAGTGTTCTATGATTCAGGAACAGTCATCTTAAACGTTGCTAAGGTGATCAACGCAGATCAAGTTGTTAGCGGAGTTATTGATGGTATGACATCTGTAGTTAGACCAACCGCCGCAAACGTTGCTCGTGGTAAAATGATTATCGGATTCGGTAATGGAGTTAACACAACATCAAATTCGGAAGACGAAAACGTTGGAAGTAGAGCAAAGTTTGTTCCTGACTTCTTTACGTCTGGTAGCATCGATGACATTGTAAACCACTTTGCAACAGCACGATTCAGTTCGGGTTCTCTAACTGCAGCAACCTTCCAGAACAACACGAATATTAACTCGACGTTAATCTTCTGTCGTGCAACAGCTGATGAGTTCAATTATTCTTCTAATCCGACGTACACTAGTTCAGATAACAGAATAAGGGTTATTGACCAGGGTCAAGAAGACGTCCAGCGATCATTTAGCTTTATTACGACCATTGGATTGTATGATGTAAATGATAACCTATTAGCAGTTGCAAAGCTTTCTCGACCGATTGAAAAGAATGACGAAAAGGATTTGACTGTTAGGGTACGGCTGGACTTCTAGTGGGGGTGTAAATGTCCCTGTTTAGGCTGGATAAAAATTACTTTGATAGCTTTAAGATCCTGACAAAACCCCGAAGAACTTTCTTTTCGGGGTCTAATAGAGGGATAACGGGATCTATCAAAGTTTTTCCAATGACCTCTTTGGGCGTTAAAGAAGTCCCAAGAGAGTCTGCTGATGATTCTGTGTCTGATGAAACAATGGAATCGACGCGTCTTTCCGTCGTTCAGGCATTCTTAAATTCATCTGGTGGTTTTGAAGATGTTGACCTCTATATGGAGAAGGTTAACTCTGCGTCTGTCTCAGCAAAGAGACAGAAGGCAGTTGAGGTATTAAGATTTGAGCCATCTTTTAAGTTCACTAGTGATACGTTACGAAAAAGAGTAATTCAAAGTGTGTTGTTTCCATTCTACAGACCGCAATACGGGTCAACCTGTAATTGGGCATTTACAAATTATCATACCTTAAATTTCTTTGCTACCAATGAGCTTGTAGATCTTCCCAACAATCCAGAGATAACGAGGATTCCATCTAGCTCAGTGTTGATATATCCAGCGATGTCATCTTCAACACAGCAGACACCCTACCGTCCCACCGGATCATTCTCTTTTGAGTTCTATATCAATCCGCGCTATTCAAACTTTACACGCTCCGGCGCATTTCATGCTGGAACCTTGTTTCACATGTCAAGCTCTTTTGCTTTGTCTCTTGTGTCGGGTAGCTCAAAAGACCCAAATGGATATACTGACGGATTTCGGTTGCTGCTTCAGCTATCTCACAGCGCTGATATACCCCCTTCGCAAATTACGATGGACAGTACGCAGTATTCGCCCAACGCTAATCATCTAATTTTCTCTAGCTCCAATAATTCTTTAAAGAAAAACCACTGGCATTATTGCTGCGTACGGTGGGCTCATGATGAGCAGAATTCAACGGGTTCATTCTTTATTGACGGTGAAAATCAGGGTGAATTTGTAATTCGTGATATGTACCTTACTGCTAGCGGTTTAACTCAATCTGGAAGCTGGCTGCAGCAAGTCAATTTCTATGATCCGCACGGCCAGCCAGATGCGCTATTTGTTGGGAATTATTACGCAGGCCCAAATAACGACGCCGGCGTAGATGAATCGTATATCGCTCAATTTTTTAATCCTGACGCTGCATATGATGATGGTATTGAGAATTTCTATCCCACCGTGAGTGCTGACTCTGATGACGTCTTGGAACCAAGTTTAAGCACAAGCTGTTTCAGTCATCCACTACAGGCCGAGGTACACGAGTTAAAAATTTATGGTAGATATCGTGATGATGGAGAAATTTTATCTTCATCAGTGGACGGAATAGAGAATTTAGCATCAGCTTCTTTAGACGGCTTAATGTTCTATCTACCCCCGTTCTTTATGAAAGACACCGCTACACGGAATATATTTCAGACACCGTTTCAAACAGTCCGCGGATCTACCGATGATCCCTTCAACGTACCTCTTTCATTCGGCGTTGGTGGTCATTATTTGAACTTGGAGAATTTTACGAAGGAATTGGTAGAAGGAAAATTCCCGAGACTATTCCACCTCACAGCAAGTACGATAGATACAGACACAGGATGGCAGTCTTGCAATTACTTCTTGTTCACAACAGGGAGCACAAGAAAGCGGAATCTTACGATCCTTCCTAATGATAACGGTCGATTTAGCCAAAATTATGGATTACTCAAGCAGGCAGTTACACAGTCTTCTTCGCTGAGCTTGTTCGTTAATGATAGAGGCACACAAATGTTAAGTCTTATTAGCTTGAATAATCTTCTCCCAACAGGAAGTATCGGAGAAGGTTTGCTCGGTGCAGAAACAGCGGGCTCTATATCAGAGGCATTAGCTGGTGCGACACCTGATGATCCCTCTATACCTGCTGGAGCCATTCTCACTATCTATAATAGAACAAGAGACGCATCTTCGAATGAAGTATCGTTCTTTGACGCCAGTAATTTGTTTTATGGAAATAGGATAGCTCCCGGATCTTATGTATTACAAGACAGTGCGGTCACAGGTTCCGCAGGTCGTGTTAAGATTACATTCAGAGATAACGGTACAGGTAATCTATATCGTGCAGATGCAACAGGTAGTCATGCGACATGGGCATCTGCCGGTACATTACTATATGATGAGGGTCTTGCTATTGTTAAGACACCTACGATCCCGATGTTTGGAAAAGACCAATTTCAGGTAGACATGGTTGGAAATCAAAATATCCATACGCTGAGGATGAGCGTTCCAGCAGGTGAAGGTGATTTAGACCTCTCAGTTAATCCCACGTTCGAATCCCTCGCGCCCTCTGGCTTAACAGCTGATGCTCAATCTGAATTTTGTTACATTACTAACGTGAACTTTCTAGATGAAAACCTTAATGTAATATGTAAATCGAATTTCTCTCAAGCCATTGTCAAAAGGGTGGATGATAGATTTGTTGTAAGGGTTAAGCTGGATTTTTAGTGTCGCTTGTATTAGGGTTAGATATTTCCACGTCTGTAGTGGGGTGGTGCATTTTAGATAAGGATACTAACGAGTTTGTATCTGCTGGTGCTATTGATCTTAAAAAGATAAAGTGCGTATTTCATAAAGCAACGAACGTCTTTAATGAGCTTAAGTCGCTTGAGCGTACGCACCGGGTTGACTATGTTGCGATTGAAGAGAATCTTCAAGCATTCCGCCCTGGATTCTCAAGTGCAAAAACCCTGGTATCACTAGCACGGTTTAACGGGATGGTCAGCTTATATTCTCACGATATATTCGGTATTGTTCCAGACTTCATTAACGTAAATCACGCACGAAAGCTTGTTGGACTTAAAATAGACAGAAAATCTTCCCTTTCGACAAAAGAACAGGTATTTGATTTTGTTAAAGCGAGATTGCCTGGTTACGACTGGCCTATGAAGACTATGAAATCAGGCCCTAGAAAAGGTCTTGTACTCTTCGCAGATGGTTGTTATGATATATCAGATGCTTATGTTATAGCTGCTTCTTGTGTGAAAAATGAGTGATGACCACCTAATAAGAAAAAGAGTAAATTTAATCCAGCGTGCTTTCGGAACTTCCATCATGGATAGAGATGGGGTGAATGTTGCTGTAGGCTGTGTTAACAAAAACTGCTCTTCATTTGGGAAACCAGCAAAAAAGAAGCTCACGCTTAGGGTGGATAATGAGTTTTATCATTGCTGGGTCTGCGGTTTGCGTGGCCGAGGTTTAGTTCGATTTTTTAAGATTTATAAGCCTCGATATCTAGAGGCTGCTAGTTCGATTTTCGAGAAGAGAGTAGCAGAGAAAGAAGAAGAGCAATTACCAGCGATAGCGCTTCCAGATAATTTTAGACTATTGGCAACACTGAATGGAAGCGCAGACCCTGATTTAAGAGCATGCAAAAACTATTTGTTGACTAGAGGGTTTGCTCAAAAAGATTTGTGGTATTTTCGGTTGGGCGCAGTTTCTTCGGGAAGATATCGTCGAAGGATCATCATTCCTTCCTTTGACTCAGAGGGTGTATTGAACTATTTTACGGCGAGATCTATTGACACTGATGCTGGTCGGAAATATATCAACCCTCGTGTAAAGAGAAGTGAGATCATTTTTAATGAAATGAACATAGATTGGACAAAAGAATTGACGATTGTAGAGGGTCCCTTTGACCTTATGAAAGCAAATCAAAATTGCACATGCCTTTTAGGAAGCTCGTTAAACGAAAAGCACTCGCTATTTCAACGTATTGTTCAAAATAAGACGCCTACTATTCTTGCGCTAGATCCTGATGCCAGCAAAAAGACGCAAGACATCGCGAGACTCTTGAGCTCGTTTGATGTATCGGTTAAAATTCTAGATGTTACTCCCTACGAAGATGTGGGTGAAATGCCCTTGGGTGAATTCAATAAAATGTTGCCAAATGCAAAGCAATGGACAGAGATGGACAGGTTGATGAGTATGATTAGTAAGATAAAGTCTGGATCATTGATATGAAGGGAGTGAATTTTGTCTTTTAAGTGTGCGCATTTTGCAGATATACATTTCAGAGGGTTGACACGTCATGATGAATATCGAAAAGTATTTCAGCAGTCCTTTGAAAAGCTTCAAGATCTTCAGCCAGATGTTATTTTTCTGGGTGGAGATATCGTCCACTCAAAGACACAGGGTATAAGCCCGGAGCTAATTGAGATTTTGCGCTGGTGGTTTACTTCATTAGCTGAAATAGCTCCTGTGCATGTTATCTTAGGTAATCATGACGGGCTTATGTTGAATGAAGACCGCCTCGACGCGATCACTCCGATTATCAACACTATGAATAACGATCGTATTCAGTTAATGAAGGGTACCGGCGTTTATCCTACAGGGGTCGACGGATACAACTGGTGTACCTTCTGTTGCTTTGACGAGAAGTCTTGGGGTGAACTAACACCCCCACCAGAAGGGGTCAATCTGGCGCTCTATCATGGGCCTGTGAATGGCTCACTTACAGATCAAGATTGGGAAATTAATGGCGACACTATTAAGGTCGATTTCTTTAAAGATTATGATTATGCGCTGCTGGGAGATATTCATAAGAGACAATTTCTGACTGAGAAGGTCGCGTATCCTGGCTCTACCATTCAGCAAAATTACGGGGAAGATGTCGAGAAAGGATTTTTATTTTGGCATATCAAGAGCAAAGATGATTTTGATGTGCAGTTTATCCCTCTACACAATCCACACTCATTTCGAACCATAGCCTGGCAAGGCGATGTCGTAGAGACGTTAGATCAGATACCTGATGAATGGTCTGGTTCTAGATTCAGGATCGCGCACAGCGGAATAAATCAGTTAGATTTTAGGCAACTTCAGGCCGCGCTTAAGGAGAGGTTTGCCGCGTATGAAGTTGTTTCAAAAAATGAAGCTTCATCATTCACTGGTTCCGAAGTAGAGATTAGTACAAGTATTGGAAAGATTAGTCGCAATGATCTAAGGAACTTCACGCAGCAAGATAAGCTTATGAGCGATTTTGTTTCTAAGCTTGAAATGCCTGAAGAAGATAGAGACCTCTTAAGACAATTACACAAAGATATTTTTAAGCGATGTGTGCAGCAGGTAATTCACAAGTCTCACCAGTGGAGATTGAGAAAGCTGGCTTTTGATAACACTTTCGGATATGGTGAGGGAAACATAATAGACTTTGACGTCTTGAATGGGATCACTGGTATTTTTGGAAAGAACAGGTGCGGCAAGTCCTCGATACCCGGTACATTAGTTTATTCACTATTTAATTCTACTGACAGAGGGGTCTTAAAAAATCTCCATGTTGTAAATAATCGAAAGACATTTTGTCGCGCTACTGTGGATTTCTCTGTAGGGGGAGAGCTATATCGAGCAGACCGCCAGACAATTAAGCGCACTAACAGAAAAGGAGCTGTCTCTGCCCCGACTAATCTCAACCTGCTTAAGTTAGACGCAAGCGGTGAGCAGATAGAAGACAACACTGGTGAGCAAAGGAGGGAAACAGAGAAAGTCTTAAAAACGCTCGTTGGCAGTGTTGATGATTTTCTTATGACATCCTTTGCGTCACAGGGAGAAATGAACGCGTTTATACGCGAGGGCTCAACTCGTAGAAAAGCTATTCTTACTCGTTTTCTAGATCTTCAGATTTTTGATGAAATGTTAAAGATCGCAAAAAATGAAATGTCAGAATTGCGAGGAGAAATGAAGTCTGCTCCAGATAAAAATTGGAAGATCCTGATATGCGAACAGGACGAATCTTTGGAGAGCTTTGCTGATGAGAAAAAAGAGGTAGAAGATGAGCTGGAAGAGTTGAAGGAAAAGAGGGATGATCTTAAGATTAGATTGGCTGCTTTACCCACATCAGGAAAATATACAAAGGTGCAACTAGAAGAGCAAGTTGAGAAGCTTAACGTGCTTGAAACAAAGAAGCATACAGCACGCAACAAGATAATAGAGCTATCGACTGAAAGAGATGCGATATCGAAGAGGCTGGAGAAAATTGCGATTATCAAAGACCAGTTTCCGATTGATGAGTTAAGAGCACAAGCAGTGCTTAAGAATGAATTAAGAAGTCAATGTGAACTTATCGAAGCAGGCTTGAATTTGGAGATTCAGAAATTAAATTCAAAGAAAAAGCTGGCAAAAAAGCTTGAGAGCGTTCCATGTGGGGATGAGTTCCCAAAATGTCCGTACATCAAAGATGCGCACAAAAGCTCTAGGGAGTTAGACGGTCAGAAAGAGATCGTAACGAATGTGCGCAAAGAGTTGAGGGCAGTCAAGTCGAATCTAGATTCTCTACTTTCCGCAGGTGTCGATCAGAAGCTTAAGAAATATGAGGGTCTGTTGCAGCAAGAGCAGACGTTAAAGTTAGAGAATTCAGAGATGAAACTCTCCATGAAAGAATCTGAGTCGGACCATCAAGAGCTTGTTACTTCTTTGCTCGCTGGAAAAGAAGCACTGCGTGAAATGCGATTGCGATCTATAGATGAAGAGAAAGATGGTGAAGTTATAGAGATGCGAAAGGATCTTACATCGATTGAGCATCGGATATCTGAGCTTGATGGATCAAGGCTTTATTTGACTGAGCAGATTAGCGTGACGAAACAGGTCAGAGAAAATCTTAATGAAGAACGAGAGCGCTATAGCACGATTAAGACAAGATGGGAAACGTATAGCACATTCATGCAGGCAGTTGATAAGAAGGGGATCCCCCTAACGATTCTTTCATTACAGCTTCCGCAGATCAATGCTGAGCTTACCAAGATACTACAGGGCGTCGTTAATTTTGAATTAACGCTTGAGGCAGACCCTGACTCCAACAACATGGATATTTTTATAGATTATGGTGATTCCAAGCGCATTATCGAATGCGGCTCCGGTATGGAAAAGATGATTGCATCTCTTGCGCTAAGAGTTGGGCTTATCAATATCTGCAATGCACCGCGAAGCGATGTGTTAATAATTGACGAGGGATTTGGCGCTCTTGATGATAAGAATATTGAAGCCTGCTCAAGGCTGTTGACTTCATTGAAGAAGTATTTCACTAATATTCTGATTATCTCGCATGTTGATGCTGTGAAAGATATCGTCGACAACGTCATTGATATTCAAAAATCGGGGAAGGACGCAAGGGTTAGATATGCAGAGTGATAGCTTCTTTGTTCCTCTCGATTGTCCTATCTGTGAATTAATGATGCGGGATATGAAAGATTCCGTGCAATATTTAGAGACTAACTGCTGCGTGGAGTGTTGGATTTCGTTAGTAGAACCGTTGAGAAAATTAAAAGAAGATAAAGATTTCTCCCCCTCTGAAGAACATATTTCAAGGTATAGAGAAAAGTTAGTGGAAGACAGGATAATTAAGCAAGAGGAGCTTTAGACATGTTAACAGTAGAAGAAGTCAGGGCGTTAGGCGAATGCCTAAACACAACTTGGGGTAAGTCGAGCACGAACCCATCATCGATTAAAGTTACACACCATCTGGCTGGAGATATGTTAGATCTACAGACTCAGTCTATCGTCTATTTTGATGGTGAAAGATCTCTGAATCCTCAGGTGATTCGTGAACGTGAGATTTCAAATGACATATTCAAAGATGTCTTAAAGAAAGTGAAGGCTGATTTCAAGGACTCTATGGGGAAGACTTTAACGTTAAAAGAAGTATCCAGAGACGATGACGTCCAGTTGATTCAAGCTACTTCAAATTCCCCAAGAAAAATTGCTTATTATCGGTGCTTGTTGAGACTCCAAGTCAGTTGAGGTCGTATGCCACCTCTGAACAAACAGAAACAAGTCGCAGAGATTGTAAAGTGCGGGAAAGATCCGTCTTATTTCATCAATCGCTATGTCCAAATTCAGCATCCTATTCGTGGTCGAATCCCTTTTCATACATTCCCATTTCAGGATGATTGTCTAGGGTACTTTAACGATCATCGTTATAGTGTTGTTGTAAAGTCTAGACAGCTTGGACTATCAACATTAACTGCTGCGTACGCAGTGTGGATGACTTTATTTCGTAAAGATAAGACAGTGCTTGTTATCGCAACAAAGCTAGCAGTGGCTCAAAACTTTATTAAGAAAGTAAAGATTGCTCTCTCTGGTATTCCTAAGTGGATGTGGATAACTGAAATCACTGCCAAGAATACTCAGGCTATTGAATTTTCAAATGGTTCCGCAATAAAGGCTGTTCCAACCTCTGATGACGCCGGCCGTTCCGAGGCGTTAAGTTTATTGATCGTTGACGAGGCAGCATTCATTCGTAACTTTGATGAGCTGTGGAAGGGGCTATACCCAACCCTATCGACGGGTGGTAGGGCGATTGTTGTTAGCACCCCCAACGGTACGGGTGGTCAATATTACGACATATACCACGATGCTGTGAATGGTGATAATGAATTCAAGGCCATAAAGCTTCCTTGGGATGTACACCCCGAGAGAGACGACACATGGTTTCAAAATGAGAGTAAGAACTTAAATCGTCAACAAATAGCACAAGAGCTGCTGTGCGATTTCCAGGCATCTGGAGAAACGTTTTTATCTTCCGAAGATATAGAAAAATTAAGAATGCAGATTCGCCATCCGCTTGAAAAATGGGGTCCAGATAATGGAGTCTGGGTCTGGAAGTACGCGCTTGAGGGTCATTCCTATATAATTTCTGCAGATGTTGCTAGGGGAGATGGGGGAGATTATTCTGCATTTCATGTAATAGACACAACGATTTCTGAAGTGGTGGTAGAGTTTAAGGGGCGTGTACCTCCAGACCAATTAGCTTTTTTATTGATGGAAGCCTCTAAGAGATATGACGATGCTATGATATGTCCTGAAAGTAATACGTACGGCTACGCGGTACTTATGAAGCTACAAGAGCTAGGGTGCCGGCAGATATATTTCAAGAAAGAGAAAGACAAATTTAACGTCTTATACGGAAATGGGTCTATCGGGAAAGCCGGCTTCTCCACACAAGGAACAAGCAGAGCTCAGATTCTTACAAAGTTAGAAGAAGTGCTTCGTAATAATAAGGTATCGATTTATTCTTCTCGATTTGCAGATGAAATGAAGACGTTTATCTGGACCAACAATAAGGCTCAAGCTCAACGTGGAAAAAATGACGACTTAGTAATGTCTTTAGCTATTGGGCTCTGGCTATATGATGCGAAATCAAGTGGTAAGGTAAAGAAGGTAGATATGAACGCAGCAATGTTGGCTGGCTTCGCTATGAATAAAAAAAATGAGGCCCCGCAAAGGGACATGTCTCCCTTTAATCAACAGGTGGGTATATTTACTGCAAGAGGAATGCCAATCTCTATGGACGATACCCATCCCTTGATATCAGGCAGCGCAGATTTTAAGTGGTTGCTTTAATTTTTATAATGATCGGTGAGGAATTAAATGGCAGATAAGGGAAATATATTTCAAAGACTTACGAAGCTGTTCCGTTCAGGACCGGTCGTAAAAAGAAGGGTACGTCAAAATGTACCAGGTCTTTCGTCTTCGGCTGCAGAGGTTTTTAAGCGCGCCCATAATGATGTGTACAATAATACGCTCAGCGCGTATGGTTCATTTGACAGGATGTCAAGATATTCTGACTTTGCTGAGATGGAGGCCACGCCAGAAATCGCTTCTGCTTTAGACATATACGCTGAAGAAACTGTCAGTCCCGATGAACATGGGAAAGTACTACATATTTTTTGCGAAGATGAACTAAAGAAAGAGTTGCTAGAAACGCTTTTTTATGATACCCTGAACCTTGAGTTTAACTTGGTCATGTGGGTTCGTAATTTGTGCAAGTACGGTGATTTCTTTTTGTTCAATGATGTCGATCCGAAGTTTGGGATTGTGAATGCTTATCCCATCCCAATCGCTGAAATGGAAAGAGAAGAGGGTTTCGATCCAGAGAATCCTGGTGCTGTACGCTTTCGGTGGCTAACACAGGGAAATACGGTGCTAGAGAATTGGCAGGTATCTCACTTTCGTCTTCTGGGTAATGATGCATTTCTTCCATACGGATCATCTGTCCTCGAGTCAGCAAGACGCATTTGGCGTCAGTTGATTCTTATTGAAGATGCAATGCTGGTTTACCGAGTCATCAGAGCTCCAGAGCGTAGAGTGTTCTATATTGACGTAGGAAATGTGGCTCCTGAAGATGTCACAGATTATCTTGAGCAAGCAACAAGCACGTTAAAGAGATCCCAGGTGGTTGATAAGACATCAGGGAAGGTCGATCTACGTTACAACCCATTATCAGTTGACGAAGATTATTTTATCCCAGTCCGTGGTGGAGATTCAGGCACCAAGATTGATACCCTCGCAGGAGGTCAGAACACGGCGGCGATTGAAGACGTCGAATATATTCAAAAGAAATTATTCGCTGCTCTGAAGATCCCAAGAGCGTATCTTGGTTACGATGAAGAGATTGGTGCAAAAGCCACCTTAGCTCAAGAAGATATACGCTTTAGCCGCACGATTCAAAGAATTCAAAAGACAGTGATCGCTGAGCTTAACAAAATCGCGATGATCCACCTTTATGTGCACGGTTATGATGCTGAAGACTTAATAGATTTTGAGCTGAAACTTTCTAATCCATCTTCTATTGCACAGATGCAGAAGCTGGAATTAATATCTCAGCGCTTTGATATTGCAGGTAAAGTACCCGAGGGAATGTTAGATCGTAGGTGGGTTCAAAAGCAGGTTCTTGGACTAACTGATAAGCAGATCGAAGATATCCATGAAGGGAAGATGAAAGATAAGATCGAAGATGCTGAAGTGGAGGGTGCCGGAGCTGAAGAAGGCGGCGAAGAAGGTGGTGGCGAAGAAGCCGGCGGCGGCGGCCTATTCTCTGCTGACGTTCCAGAAGATGGTCAACTATTAACAGCACTTCCCGCGACTGGAGACAGAATAAAAGATGACTCGGATGAAGATGAAGAAGATGACATTATTGACATTTCAAAATTATCGATCGACGATCCAGACGCCCCGTTGAAAGCACAGTCAGCGGTTAGGAATCAAAGCAAGAAATCTTCTGGTGGTCCACTTAAAACTCATATGCCAGACTTTCGTACGATGGTCACTCATAAGCGACCACAAGACTCTATGAGAAAACCTTTTGGAGATGATTACCTTCGCACAACGTTCGAGGGGACAGAATGGGAAGACCGGAATACTTATAAAAAGAATGTCGGCGTTAAGCCGGTAATCACGCCAGAATTAAGGGGAACATTTAGATCATTATCTTCAATCCTTGCTCCTGAAGGCGGAGTGCTTCTTAGCGAAGCGGGTTTAAGTGGGGAAGACAATTTCGACCTCGATGAATACGATGCCGGAGAAATAGATGAAAGTTAAACACAATAAAAAAAGAAATGTCGGTCTTATTTTCGCTCAGCTGTCTCAATATATTTCTGAGGCTCTAGTGGAGGGTAAAGTAAGAAAAGCAAAGAAAGCGATTGATGTACTTCAGCGCCATTTTCGTCCAGGAACAGAGCTGTTTCGAGAGTTTCGTTTGTTTCGTGCGATGATGGTAACAGAAGTTCCATCATCTGCTTTGGCGTCTTCAATTATTTCAGAAGCCAAACAAGCTGCAAGAAATTTGGACGTAAAGATTCTAACACAACAAAAGTCAGCGCTTATTAAGGACATCAATTATATTTTAGGCGAAGGAGATTTCTATAATAGGCGTGTCCCCGACTACAAAGAGTTTGCGACTGTGCAAACTCTTTTGTCTCAATGGCGTTCATCTTCTCCCGATCTCGTAGTTTCTTCTCGGTTTGAGGGCGAATTACACACATATCTTTTGAAAGAAAAAAGTAACGCTCATATCGAAGAGTTGAAGACTCCATCTGCAAGTCACTTAGTTTTAGAAATAATGCATAAGAAGATTGAGGAAAAATTTGGGGACTCGTTTTCGCCTAATCAAGTGGTGCTGTTAAGAGAGTACGTTTTTTCTGAAGAAAACGATCAGCAATTCAAAAATCATTTACAAAAAATTAAGGGGGACACATCGAGGTCCCTAAATGAATTTTCTTTGATCTGCGAAAATAGTGTATTATCAAATCAGGTGGAGAAAGTTAAAGAGCAGGTAGCACACTTAGATGTGGATAGATTTGATGATGATTCGATTTCTAAATACTTAACCCTAATGAAGCTCACGGAAGAGCTGACCTCTGGAGAAGAATTAAATGTCTGATCTAAAATTACTAACAGAATGGTCGCCCTGGCAATACTCTAAGGAGATGATCGAAGAAGCAAAAGCAGAAAATGGCGGAAAGCTTCTTATGAAGGGTGTATTGCAAAAAGCTGATACGCTTAATCAAAATGGGCGTGTTTACCCACGATCTATTCTAGATAGAGAGATTCGAAATTATCAAAAGTTTATTGCTGAAAATCGTGCTCTCGGAGAATGTGATCATCCTGACAGCTCAGTAGTTGAGTTGAAGAACGCTTCTCATATTATACGGGAAGCTTATATGGATGGAGATGTAGTATACGGGACAGTAGAGTTGTTAGATACTCCCGCAGGACAGATTCTTCAGAGTCTGGTTGAGGCCGGCGTAACTCTTGGCATTTCTTCCAGAGGTGTTGGATCGACAAAGCGTTCTGGTGATACAGATGTTGTACAAGATGATTTCCAGCTTATATGCTGGGATTTTGTTTCAGAGCCTTCCACACCCGGAGCATTCATGATGAGAGAGGGTGTGTCGATTAGAGAAAAAGACCTCAATAAAGTTTTTAACAAATCAGATCGAATCCATCGCTTGTTCAATGAAGTGCTGGATTGGGAAGAAGGAGAATCAGAATGAGTAATACGTGGCCAAGCCCCGGCCTTGGAATGGTTGGTGAATATCAAAGAAGCGGTATTCCTTTCGTAACGTCTTCGAATGGAGCTGAATTAAAAACGGCGACTAGCAACGTAGTTCAGATTTCTTTTCCTCGAGTAACCAGATGGTTTGAGGTCCGTGGATTAGACGCAAGTAATTCTGCTGCAGAAATTAGAATAGGTTTCACTGAGAATGGTGTAAAGGGCGAAGGCGCTGTTACTGGCTCTATTCCAACTGGCGAGTTCAATACTAACGGAACACAAAAGTGGAGAAAGCTCCAGCCGCTACCAAGCACTGAGGCGCAGGTTGCTAATCACCAAAATTATTTCGTTATTCCAAGTTCGCAAACTTCTGAAGCTCCAGCTATGCGGTATGAATTAATGTGCACCGATCTCTTTTTGACAATGCACTCCGCTCACAATAGCGGGTTTTGTGTGGTAGCGGGGTTGACAGATATTCCCGTCGGATCCCTCGCGCTCACAGGCTCGAACGGGTATCAGGGAGTAGGCTAATGGCTAAGGTGTCCCGCGAGATGCTGAAGGGGCTAGTCAAAGAATGTCTTTTTGAAATTCTTTTAGAGTCTACTGGCGAATCGACGCAATCTTTAGTCGAGTCTAGAGCTCGACCCCCACGACGCACCGGCGCTAAAAAAAATAAGACCAGCGTTAAGCGTCCCGCATTAGACTCTATTTCTTTTGGGTCTAAGCCAAAAGTTTCAAAGCCACGACCGGTTGATGTGAGTAGTATTACTTCTGATCCGGTTATGGCATCGATATTTCAAGATACTGCAGCGACCACGCTTAGAGAGCAAGCTGCAGCTGAGAGAGGAAGACCTGGGACACCGCTTGGCGAGGGTGTCTCATTAGATAGTATGGGTCCGTCTGGTTCGCCGAGCAGCTTGCTTGGAGAAGCTTCACAAAATTGGGCTTACCTCGCTTTTAACGATAAATCTGAGTAAAGAAACGGTTCCAACGAAATACATAGAAATAGTCTGGAGGAAAATAACATGGCTAAAAATATTAGACTTACCCCCGCTCTTTTAAGAAAACTTGTTCTTCAAGAGAAGAAGAAGATTCAAGAGGCCCTTGAAAAGGGTGAAGAAAGTGTGGAGGATGTGCACGCTGAAGAAGTAGATGCTGGTGACGAAGCTGATTCACTTGAAAAAGATATCAACTGGATGGCCGCATTAAAAATTCAGGAGAGTATACTTAAGAAAAAGTACGCTAAAGTGCAAAAAGCAAAGAAGATTCTTGTTAAGAAAATTAACGATCGATAACCAACTAACTAACTTATTCTAGGAGAAATTGAAAAATGCCCAGTCATACACAAACAATGGTAGAAGCAGTCTCAACAGCAAAGGGGATGGGATCGTCGGATACTGCCACTGTCCAGGCATCGTTTCCAGCGTCTCCTATTTATAAAGGTGATTTAACAGATCAGGGAATCAAGGACGAATATCAGGCATTGGTTCTTGATGGCGAAGTTAATGATGGTGGTCACACCTTCGGAACTTACAGTCGTGATTACCCCGATGCACCGGATATTAACGAAGTTGAATGGGGCGGCGGCGGACTTCCTGGAAGTCCATGGACACCGAACCCGGTTTCCCCCGGTCCTGGAAGCATCAATGCTTCAGACCAGGCCGATCCTCCAGACGGGTGGGGCCAAACTCCCCCCGAACAATGGGGTACGGGTGTTGGGTCGCAGCTGCAGCCCAGCGAAAGTTCCACGCAACAGTCAGGCGGAGTTCTTGGTGACTACGTCATGGGTAAGGCGTGGGGCGCTAGCTCTTAATGGGTGTTGGTCCTACCGACCCTGACAGTCCCATAAGCCTCGGCCGTAGGTCAGGTATGAATCTCGATTATCGGGATGACCTGGGTTACGGCCGGAGTTCTGCGAAATATCATGAACCACGAGTCAAGGCATCAAGCTATCCCTATACCGAAGAAGATCCATATGATGATGTTGATCTTGGGTTAGAGATTGATGTCTTACAGCATATTATCAATAAGATCGCTACACCGTACAAAACCGATGATTCGCTAATAGGTCGTTCAGCAGACCATAATGCGAAAGTTGATGGTAATAAACCTATTTTGTCATTGGGCGAAATGGCTGTCGCAAAAGGCATGGTACCATTCCCATCTATGTACAAAAAGAGAATTCAAGTGGGTGGCGGAGCCGGCGGCGGATCAATGCAGTATACAAGAGGTGACGCTAAGCCTAAGATTGGTTCTTGGCTTGGGTGGGCTCATTCGCCAGAAGAAGTGGGCGGGCCGGAAGGTGTTGACATTACATTCGACGAGTATATTGATGACGAAGAGGATGCGAACATTCTCAAGCTTAGAAAGGTTGTGAGAGGGATATTAGATCAACAAGAATGAATAGAAAACTACAAATGGTAAGTAATCTCTATTTGTTCGGGATATTTAAGTCTAAGTGCACACAAATAAGGTGGATTCATGTCGACAAATCTTTATAGAGAGGCGATAGCAGAGGCACAGCAATTAAAATTGCTGGCTGAGCAGAATGCCAAGAATAAAATCATCGAAGCACTCACCCCCCGAATTCAGGCGATGGTTGAGTCTCAATTATTATCAGAACAGGAAGAGATTCAGCTCGTTGATGTTGAAGCCCCTGTAGCAGAACTAGTTCCAGATGAGCTACTAGATGACGAAGCGGATGAAGAAGCTTCCATTATAGTTAACGCGCAAGGTGATGTGAACCTATCTGTGTCTGAAAGTCTTCCTAAAATTAGGAAAAACCTGAGAAATCAAAAAGCTCAGATTACAAACTCTGTGTCTTCCGATCAAAATAAGCTAGCCGAAAGAATTGCAAAGCTTCGAGGGAAGGTTAGGAGAATGGATGCCTTGCTGTCAGAAGTAAATGCGAGCGCATTATCGAGGCAGCAAAAGTCTGTAATTAAAAAGTCATATCAAAAACTTCTAGGCGAAGCCATAACTTTACGTTCAGAGGTAATAGTTAGTTCTAGCAACAAGAGTCAGGGCAACCGCTTAGCGATATTCGAAACATTAAAGGAGATGAATATAATGACTACCAAACGCAGCCGCGCCATCTTCAACCAACTTTTTGAAGCTGGCTACGGCGAATTAGATGAAATGGAATTGGTCCTCACCGACGACGACCTAGAAGCCCTTGGTGTTGAAGATGCCGAGGCCGCTGATGTTGAGGCCTTAGATATTGAGGTCGCAAGTGATCTTGGCGAGGAAGAAGCTGAAGGCGAGGAAGAAGAAGCCGAAGGTGAAGAGGAAGAAGCTGAAGGCGAGGGAGAAGAGGAAGAAGTTGCTCTTGACCTTGGTGAGGTTTTTGAGATTGACCCCCGTATGTTAAAAATGGAGCTTCGCAAGCTTCGTAGAATGCGTGAAGCAACCGAGGGTAGCACGGAAGCTACCGATCAGGCCGATGCGTTTGGTGGTGGAGAAGTGGAAGATGAGTCTTTTATCGACGTCGATGAAGAAGATCTTCTAAATGCCCTCGCTGACGAACTCGGCGATCCCGGAGTTCCTACTCCAACAGTTGAATCCCGCCGTCGTGCCCGCCGCCGCCGAGTCTCTGAGACCCGTCGCAGTCGCCGCACTTCAAAAAGAGGCTCCGCTACAGTCCGCGAAAACCGCGCCCTGAAGCAGCAGCTTACTGAAATGAATCTTTTTAACGCAAAACTGCTTTATGTGAACAAACTGATGCAAAATCGTAATGTAAGTTCTAAGCAGCAGCGTGCCATAGTCGAGGCTTTAGATAATGCCAAGACAATCCGTGAGGCAAAGCTGGTATACGAAAGTATTACTCGTTCGCTAAACAAGAAGTCCCTCTCTGAGGGCAAGAGAAGAGTTCTTGGATCTTCTAGCAAGCCGACTCGTAGAGGTAGCTCTACAGTAAATGAGTCGACACAGACAGATCGTTGGGCGAAGCTCGCTGGTATTACAAACAAATAGACGCTAAATTCTTAAAGGAGAAAAAAGAAAATGTCCAAGAAGTTTACACTTGACCAACTGACGGAAGGTATTCGTCAGCGTCACCAAGGCGACTCTAACAAGCGCCTGACAGAAAAGTGGAGCAGGACTGGTCTTCTTAGAGGTCTCGAGAGCGTCCATCGTGAAAACATGGCAACGTTGCTCGAGAACCAAGCAGGTCAGATCCTACGTGAGCAGAACACCCTTGGTGGTGGTGGTCTCACACCCGCTGCAAGCTCCGGAGATATCCGGGGTTTTACTAACATCGCTTTCCCCATTGTTCGCCGAGTCTTCGGTGGCCTTGTGGCAAACGAGTTGGTTTCCATTCAACCGATGAGCCTACCTTCCGGTCTGCTCTTCTATCTTGACTACACTTACGGTTCAAACGTCGGTGGTACTGTTGACGGTTCCCTAGGGTCCGCCACCAAGAACATCTACGATGCCGGTCAGTCAATTTATAATAACCCCGCAGGTAAGGGCATTCAGTCTGGTTCACTCGGCGCCGGTGGTCAGTATGACCTCGCTGGTTCCGGTTATTCCAGAGTCCATACCGGTTCTAATCTCGCACTTGGCACATCTGCCATGTTCGCTCTTGGTACCAATGCTGCACAGACTCGTACAACCACCATCAGTTCTGGTGTAGGTTCTACTGGTGCTGACGGCCGGTTCCTACAGTTCGATCCTCAGGTAACGCAGAAGATAGACGATGATAGCAATGGCTACTTCTTCTTGACTGTTGACCTTGGTGTGCTTGGTTCAGACTTTGACGTTACAGCTGTTAAGGAAGCTGCGCTTGTATTAACAGGTTCGTCTCTTAACGCTAGTTCAGTCATGGCGGTTCCTGGTGAGACATTCCAGGGTGGTAAGGGTGTATATAACATCCGTCGTCTTAACCAACTTGTTAAGTCTGGTTCTGCACTAGGTGCGATTTCACCGGATCCGATGGCAACTGCACAGAAGGCGGGTTCCGCTCTTCTCATGGTTATGTCTGGAACGGCTCTCGCAAGTGGAGACCTCGCAAGTTTCCGTTTGAGTTATCCCAAGACGAACACACTGAACGTTAACTCTTCCAACGCTGACACTCTTGTTGTCCCCGTTTTTGAGTCTAACTTTAGCACTGGTACACCCGCTCCCGCCATTCCTGAGATTGACATTAAGATCGAGGCTATCTCGGTTGTCGCTCAGACTCGGAAGTTGCGTGCACGTTGGTCCCCAGAACTCGCACAGGATTTGAACGCCTACCACAGCTTGGATGCTGAGGTTGAGCTTACTCAGATTCTCTCTGAGCAGATTGCTCTTGAGATTGACCGCGAGATCCTGAATGACCTCCTCATGCAGGCTGACACAAACTACTACTGGAGCCGTAAGCCCGGTGACTTCGTTAATAAGAAGTCTGGTGCTTCTGCTGTCAAGGCCTCCTCCCTCGCGGGTGGTCCAGCCTTTACCGGTACAGTTCGTGAGTGGTACGAGACTCTCGTTGAGACCATCATTGATGTCGCAAATGAGATTCACCGCTTGACTCTTCGTGGGTCCGCCAACTTTATCGTCGTTAGCCCCGACGTTGCAACAGTCCTTGAGGCCTCCGTGCTTTACAAGCCTGTTTACAGCATCGACGGTGACGGTCAGGTTGCGCCCGGTATGAGTCTTGGTGCCGAGAAGGTTGGTACACTGAGCAACCGTTTCACAGTCTATAAGGATCCCTACTTCCCACGCAACAAGATTCTTGTTGGGTACAAGGGCGGTAGCTACCTTGAGACCGGTTACGTATACGCTCCTTACGTGCCACTGATCGTTACGCCTACTATCTTCGCTCCCGAAGACTTCACACCCCGCAAGGGCGTGATGACTCGGTACGGCAAGAAGATGGTGCGTTCCGACTTCTACGGTACAGTAACGTGCATGGGTATGGACGTCATCTAATCTGATTAGACGAAGTCATTAATATTCAGGGGCGGTCCTTTCGGGGTCCGCCCCTTTTATTTTGGTAATTCGAATGCTTGTGCTATACTTAATGATAAGCCCCTGGCATGGACATAAGGCGGACCCCACACGCTAGCTAGGGAATCATGTGGACAAGTAACTCTATAATAAAAAAAGGAGAAAATTATGCCAAAAATACTAGTAACAGGTGCAAAAGGTTTGTACCAAAAGGGTGGAACAACTGGTGCAACGGGTACGGCCGGAACACTCTCGGGTCACCGTTCAATGGTTGAAACAATAACAGCCTCTAAGACACTGGACGCAGAAGACAGTGGAAAAGTTTTCCTCGTCGGCACAGACGCTCTAACTATAACACTTCCTGCTACCAAGTCTGGACTGACTTATACTTTCATTAACACCGGCGCTGATGAAGCAGTGCTTATTACAATCAGTCCCAACGCTAGCGATGCGATTGAGGGAACTATTGCAAATGCTGCTGCCGATTCAGTATGCACCGGCACCGATGACGGTGATCTTACTAACACTAAGGCAACCGCCAACAAGGGGGACCGCGTCACGTTAGTGGGAGACGGCTCTGCCGGATGGTATATCGTTGAGGGTGTAGGTATCTGGGTTGGCGCCTGATACGTAGATCTATATTCTAAAAATGCCGTCCTTTGGGCGGCATTTTTTTACTTCTGACTCTGCCTTATTAAATTAAGCGAGTAGATAGGAGGCCCCAACAATGGCAGCATCAACAACAAAGACAAGTACTAGTACAAAGAAAACCCCAGCAAAGGCACCTGCGACAGAGACAGCCCCAGCGACAGAGACAGGCGCATCAGCAGCTGAACTCGCCGCGGCACAAAAAGAAATCGCAGCGCTGAAAGGGCAGCTGGCTGAAATGTCCGCTGCTGATGAACCCGATCCCGGTCCGCCCACGTTATCACAGATGGTCGCAGGATGTGAGACAGCAGATGAGAGCATGGCTCTTTTGGCTGGTCATATCGAGACGCAGACAAGAAGATCTGATAAAATGGTTGCTTTATTTAAGCGGCTGTGGGGTGAAGGACCCCTGGAAGACTTTGGCATCTTCTAAGTAAGAAGCCAACTTTTTCAAGAAAGTTAAGAAAGACATTTCACGCCCTACTTAATAGTTATCATTAGGGTGTGATATGTCTTCTTTTGCTTATACCAAAAATCCAACTCCGTTTAGTTTCTTCGATACTGATACAGATTTTCAGCAAGAAGCTGATGCTGTAGTTTCCTTTGTTAAGAGGAAATTAGGTGATGATATTCTAAGCGTTGAGTTGACAAAGAAACAGATGTGGGCTTGTCTAGAAGAGTCATTCCTAGAATACGGTCGCATAATCAATCAAGCAGACGCTAAATCTCAATTAAGCAATCTTTTAGGGTACGCCACCGGAAGTAACAAGACCGGCCTTTTCCCCAAGCAGAATCTTGAATTTTTGCTCCGAATGGCAGAACCTTATTCTATGGAGGCTGGTATTGGAGGTTCTTATAACGAGGTTTCCGGCTCGATTCAGCTTGCATATAAGAAGCAAGACTACAACATCTACAATAGTCTGAAAGACTCTGCTGGGAATCTTATCGTCTCAAGCAGTAAAAATTCTCCCCGAACGAAGATGAGGATTAAAGAAGTATTTCACTTCAGTCCGCAAGCTGCGTATAGGTTTTTTGATACCACATCAGCTGTCAATTATCTTAATAACGAATTTAGCTTTGAGTCTTTTACACCAGAGACTATTTTTTACGTTCTTCCGGTTTTCGAAGATGTTTTAAGAGCTGGTCAAATGGACATTTCTAATCGTGTTAGGAAATCGAATTATTCTTATCGAGTGATTGGTGAGAATATTCGTATTTATCCAATGCCAACTCAAACAACTGGTTCTAGCGCGATGAAATTATGGATACGAGTTGCGTTTGCTCCCGACCCGTACGACCCAGACATTAAAGATGACACGATTTATGGCGTCTCTAATTTGTCGAATGTTCCGTTCGGTCGCATGAAATATAGCAAAACAAATTCTGTTGGCAGACAATGGATTCGTCAGTACTGTCTTGCATTATGTACAGAATTATTGGGCGCAGTCCGTTCAAAGTTTGCTACGGTCCCTATCCCGTCTGGCGATCTGCAGTTAAATGGCTCAGATTTGGTGTCACAGGGAAGAGAAGACCAGACACGTTTAAGAGACCAGTTGGTTGAGCTGTTAGATAGTTTAACATACAGCGCATTGCTTGAGGGTCAAGCAACAGACGCAGAAAATATCATGAGGGCGTTAAAGCACATGCCGATGCCGCTAGGCAAATCAATAATCATAAAGTGAGTAGTATAAGATGGCACGACTTTTCATAACTCCTCGAGAGCAAGACCTGATATCAGATATTACAAAAGAGCTGATAAAAGACGTTGTCGGTCAAAAGATATACTACTACTCTATTCGCACCGACGTTACTAAGATTCACGATATATACGAAGAAGCAGTAGACAAATATTTCAATCCACCGATCGAGATTGACGCGCAGGTAGCTTGGGAACCCCAAGCAGTATCAACCGGTCGATTTGGGAGTGAAAATCTTTATACAACAGAAGCATATCTGCACTACAAAGATTTGATCGACAAAGACATTGATGTTCAGGAGGGTGATTATTTTTCATACGGTGAAACATTCTTCGAAATTACTTCAATCACATGGCAGTCCAATATTTATGGCGAGATTGAATATATGACTGGGGTGAAGCTGCTTGGGAAGCAAGCCAGAAAAGGTCTTATTGATAAGGAACCACACGGCCCGACAGATGAGGGATATTATCCTGGAGATCCAGATGCGATTCAGAGAACGTTTATTCAGCAGAGGGGCTTCGCTGAAATTGATGGAGAAGCGACAGGAGACACCAGGGCTTTGATTGAGCAGGGAAAACTCCAATTACCACCCGAACCGGCACCGGCTGAGGTTTCTCCAGAGGGATCCCCCGGTGAAATAAGTTCTTCATTCTACGACGAGAGTTAATATGGCAACACGATATTCTATAACCAAGGGTGCGTACGAGAGAGTTGAAACTGGCTACACGAATGAGGATGTTGCCGATGATTTCTTTATGCCGTCATGTACGATCGAAGATGTAGATAGAGGAGTTTTTAATCTCTTCAATAAAGAGCTTCCATTATTTTATAAGCGCAAAGACCAGCTTAAACGAGTTCCAGTTATTTTCGCAACAGGTGAACGTTTTGCGTTATTAGCTAGAAATAGGCCCCTTAGAGATAAGGCTGGTGCATTGATACTACCACTCATATCTGTGATTAGAACTGGTATCGATCAAGAAAGTGCAAAGGGAGCCGCACAATTTCAGGGTGGACCGATAACAGTAAAAGTTAGGTTAAGCAAAGACGATTTAAGATATCAGCGTCTTAAAAATAATCATCTATTTAAGAATTCGGATGAAATAGTTATTAGTGCATACGATAAACTTGCTGATGGAGACGGTGGCGGAACTACAGGCGGCCGCCTGGCTACAAGAAGAGCAGCTCCACCTGTTTCTGTATCTAGTCGTCTTGGGACTGTATTAACGCCGTCAATATCAAGTAACCTAATCGAAACCATTCAAATTCCACCGATCAAGCAATACACGGCATCATATGAAATAACTTTCTGGACACAGTACACGCAAGAAATGAATTCTCTCATTAATGTAATGATGAACGGATATGTCGAAAATAGAAGAAGAACATTCGTGATTGAGACTGAAGACGGCTATCGATTTACTGCATTTGTCGACGCCGCGTTAACACCGCAGAATAATTTTGATGATTTTACAGACGTAGAAAGATTAGTCAAGTATAGCTTCTCGATGAGCGTTGCTGCTTATATGGTGGCTGCCCAAGAGCCCGGCATGCCCGTGCCATTCAGGCGAACCGTTTCGTCTCCAGACGTTTCGTTCGACGCTTCTCAAACCATCGGTGGTGTTCCTACTGGTCCCCCACCCGCTGGAATTCCTTCCGGAAACCCTGCTGACTGGATTTTAACAGACATCATGCCTTTAGATGAGGGAGTGCCCCCAGCGGGAATTGGCGTAGGAACCGGAATAATTACTGGCTTTCCAGGTACTCCCACATTAGAGATCGGAGGACAGTCTGCAGCCAATATTGCTGGCTCAACGAGTTTAACGCGTCCGACGACTATAATTACAAATATCAACCCTTTTACAGGGGAGAAGGAGCACATCGAAATTATAATTTCTAGTGCAGACCCGAAGAACGGAGAGGCTGTTTTTAAGTTTAGTAAGAAGTCCCCAAGTGGCATTGCTATTGATCTTGGAAAACTCCTTAAAGATTGATAGGTCGATATAAGACATTTAGGCATCGTACGAAATAGTTATTTGTGACAAAGAAGATCCAGGAGACCCAACTCATGGCAGAGCAAACATTTAGATCCCCAGGTTTTTTCGAGCGTGAAATTGACGCTACAGCGAGAACAACCGAAATAGTAGGTGTACCAGCAGGTGTTGTTGGTACAGCAGAAAAAGGTCCTGCCTTCGTACCAGTAACGGTAGGGAGCATGACTGACTTCATTAACAAGTTTGGTGATATTGATACGAACAGATTCGGTCCATACGCAGTCCAGGCTTTCTTGAGCAACAAGACTGCCCTAACATACATGAGAGTGTTGGGCGCTGGCGCTAATGAAACAACTACCGATCTTAACAATACCCTCAAGTATGGAACAGTAAAGAACGCAGGGTTTAAGATAGCACCCAAGCTTTCTCAATGGAACATTGACAAACTTGGAGCAGTTACAGACGGACAATATTCAGATAGTTGTGTCCAATTCCTTGTTGCGAGGCACTACGTATCAGCATCAGCTGACTATTCCTTCCCACAGTTCGTGGATAACCCATCATTCAATTCGAGCGGTGGAGACACAGTAAACCTTGTTCGAGCAGTCATGTTCACCGCGTCTGGTAGCCGGATGCAGATTATGGATGTACCGAATACTTCGAATACAGCAGAGGCCTGGTCTAACACGCTTGATTCTCTTGCCAGAGTTCAGAGATCTACGAACAACAAGTATTTTGGGCTGGTCGTTTCTTCCTCACGAGGCGGAGCTTACACAAACGAAATTAATAGTCTTCCTGGTGTTCGAATCATGACAGCATCGCTTGATCCTTCTGATGAAGCGTATATTACAAATGTCCTGAATACCGATCCCCTTAAGTTTTATGAGCACCAGCATCTGCTGTATCTTGACTTTGCTGTTGAAGATGAGCTAGCTAGTATCGATCAAAGTTCAAGTCCGGATGTGTATCCCGTTGGATTACTTTCTGGTTCTACCTCTAATCTGGCGAATGCGCTAGCCGGCGCCGATAGATATGCACTATCTTCATTCGGCCGCTTTGACACGAGATACGCCACAGCACGAACACCCCAGATATTCTCGCAGCCTTACGGTGGGCAAGAATACGCTCTTATGTACTTTGAGTCTCTTTCCGATGGAACATATGGAAATGATAAGGTAAAGATCACCATTGGTAACCTGCGGGCTTCCACGAATGACAATTATCCTTATCCTGAGTTTGAAGTCCAGGTACGAAGATTTGATGATTCCGACTTACAGCCTCAGGTTTTAGAGACGTATCCCGCGTGTAATCTTGATCCTTCATCCGAGAACTTCGTTGCAAGAAAAATTGGCGATTACAAAGCTCGTTATAACTTTGACGCTGATAATGACGCTGAAAAGAGAATTGTCGTAACAGGTCGTTATCCCAATCTTTCAAACTTCGTTAGAGTTGTGATCGCTGATAAGGTCTACAAGCGTGATGTTCCAAAGAACGCATGTCCTTTCGGCTTCAATGGTGTACCAGTTATTAAGACAAATGATACCTTGACTGATGGTCTTTCTCGACTTGAGGTTAATGGCGTCATATATGGTAACACAAAAACAACAGACGCCTCTGCTGCTGACCCCAACCCTGGACGACTTTGGGGTGACGGGGTTCGCTCCCCATTAACGGGATCGATTGTTCCTCCACTGCCGTATCGCTTTAAGCTTACACGTGGAGCTGTAAAGAACAATTACTCTGGGTTCAGTGGCGACCCCAGCTCTACGGAAATTGTTGATAAACGATTGAACTGGGGTGTTAAGTGGTCTAGATGTCCAGAGACTGGAAGCATGACTAATGCTAATCTTGATGTTAACGCTTCGTCGATCCCTAACCCGTTGATTAAGTCATACGGTAAGTTCCAGGGCATCATGAAGTTGGATACGTTGGTTTCTGGTTCTGGGGCCGATGCGTTCAATGGTAATAAGTTCACGCTCGCAAGAGTTGCTCTGGCAGAGATTGGCTCTAATGCCGCAACACTTCTCCAATATATAACTGCTTCTGCTACCGATAGCATCAAGGAAGCTTGCTACTTAAGAGAAGCTGTTCCCGATTCTCAGAATTATTCTATTCTAGATCCTGATAAGTCGAATTACTATCGCGTTTCACTTGCGACCCTAATTCAGTCTAGCTCGGTTAAGTTCAACAGGTTTACTTCGTATACTGCGTTCAACGTTCCGTTCTACGGCGGATTTGATGGTGTGAATATTCTTGATAAAGACATGTACTATATGACAGATAGGGCCAGCTCCACCGACGCTAGCTCTGGTGGTCTTACTGGAAAGGCTTCTGATGAGTTCAAGGCCTCTACAATCGGAATGGCATCTAACCCAGCTGGTGATGGTCGACTTAACAATAGCATCGCTGCATATCGTAAAGCTGCCGAGATTATGACGGACGCTACGACTACTAGAATTAATATTCTTGCGATTCCTGGAATCAGAGATTCATTCGTTACAGATTGGGCGGCTGAGAAGACTAGAGACTATTCTATGGCGATGTATGTTATGGATATTCCTGCATGGACAGAGAGCGAAACACGCCTCTTCGGTATGGAAGATAGTTCATTGATCGCTAGCGCGTCTTACTCTGTACCTGATGTTAGAGAAACAGCAGAACAGTTCGAGAGCAGAGTGTTCGACAACAACTACACTGCGACATACTTCCCTGACGTCTTTATTACAGACTCTAATACAAGCTCGAAGGTTCAGGTTCCCGCTTCCGTCGCGGTTATGCAGGCGCTTGGATATAACGATAAGGTAGCTTATCCATGGTTCGCACCCGCCGGCTTCAATCGAGGCGGTCTAGGGATTGTAAGTAATACTGAGGTAAGACTTTCAGCGGCTGACAGAGATGATCTTTATGATGCACGAATTAATCCGATTGCTAACTTCTCGGATGGAAGCTTCGTTATCTTTGGTCAGAAGACATGTCAAATGGCGAAGTCTGCTCTTGACAGAGTGAATGTTAGAAGAATGCTACTTGAAGTCAAGAGACAAGTTGTGGGCGTTGCAGACAGATTATTGTTTGAGCCCAACACAGATGCTACAAGGGCACGTTTTATCAATCAAGTTACTCCGCTACTTGCCACGATCCAATCACAACAAGGGATTGAATCCTTCCAGGTGGTCATGGATGGTTCAAATAATTCAGTGGAAGATGTTGAGAACAATCGCTTGAATGGTCGCATCGTCGTCGTACCGACAAGAGCAATCGAATTTATTGCGATTGATTTTATCATAACAAACAGCGGCGTATCGTTTGACTAATATAGTTAGGAAAAGAATACAGGAGATTATTTCAAATGGCTGAACTTACATTTAAGAGCCCGGGCGTTTCTACCAGAGAAATAGACCTTTCCGGTCCAACATCAGTGGGACCCTCGGGAACACCTGCCGGAGTCATTGGCATGGCTGATCAGGGACGTGCTTTCGTTCCGATTACAATGGCAACTTTTGCCGATTTTATTGCTGAATTCGGCAATACAGACGGTACAAAATTTGGGCCGATGGCTATGAGGCAATGGCTGACATATGCTCAGGCTGGAACCTACTTGCGTACGCTTGGTATCGGTGACGGTAAGAAGCGTAATACAAACGGTTCTGTTACTAATGCCGGCTTCACCGTCGGTCAGCAGCTGCCAAAGGCGAATGGAATCCTTGGACAAAATGCTTTTGCTGGAACAGCACCAGCGGCGACGCAGAACGGCGGCTTGGGAAGAACTTCGTTCCTCGCGGTTTGTATGGCAGAACAGAACAGTTCGGGCCTCTTCACAAACGCTGGTCTTAAGGCATCACAACCCGTCCTTCGAGGGGTCCTTATGGCTCCTTCTGGAGTACTACCAGCGTTAAGCGCTTCAAGAGCGACAACAACTGGTTTTCATGGCGGCGGAAATTTCAGTGGTAATAACACTCCGCTTGGATCTCCTACGGCTCTTAATTACGCTTGCAGAGAATCATTCGGTTCCGCGGCAGGAGACGATGCGGGTTCAACTCTGGGTGCTGTTGATATCGCTGGTGGAAAGCAGGAGTTTGTGCTTCTATTAAATGGTCATACTCACACTGATTCATATCCTACAGTAATAACTGCGTCTTTTGATCCTCTTGCCCCCAACTATTTTGCGAACGTATTAAATACTGATCCGACGTTATCCCAGAAAGCTGGTCACCTTCTATACGCTCACTACGACATCTTCCCCAACATGGCAGTCCCGACAGGTTCGGCGCTAATGTCCTACAATTACAACCCCACCGTTAATGGAACTATTGCTGGGAAGAGTATAAAGTATGAAGATATCGCATTCCTCGTAACTTCGTCAGCAGGACGTGGAGCTGGGTCTGCAACGATCCCTGACTTTGAAGGGTTTAGTGATCGTTTCCGGACTGCTAAGACTCCGAAGGTTATATCTCAAGCGTTCGGTGGTAAGCCGAAGGACCTATTTTCTGTGCACTGCCTTGATGATGGTGCGATAGGAAATAAGAGAATTAAGATCTCTATTGAGAATATCGTCAAGTCTACCAACATTAACAACAAATTTGGAACGTTCGATCTACTTGTACGTGACTATAACGACACAGACGACCTTCCACAAGTTATTGAGAAGTTCCCCAAGCTTTCTCTTAATCCTCTAGATGAGAGGTATGTCGCTAGAGTGATCGGTGATTATTATCTTTTCTACGATTTCGACAAGCGTGCCGGTTCACAGAAGCTCGTTGTTGAGGGATCATACCCCAATAAGTCTAACTACATCCGAATCGATCCAGTTGATGCTCTTGATAAGGGACAGATTCCAGCGACTGCTCTCCCATGCGGTTTCCGTGGAATTCAACACTTGGTCACATCGGCTTCTGCAATCTTCAAGGTAGACTCTGCGGACTTCGCGGTAGGAATTGGATCATATCCTTCGCTTGGTATTGTGCAGCCCCCTGTTCCATTCCGTGCTAGCGTTTCTAAGGGTGAAGCACCTAAGAAGAAACTGGCTGGTAATCTTTACTGGGGAGTTCAGTTTGAAAAGAAGATGCGCGTCGCAACTCCGAATGAGAGTACAGTGAACGATGCTCAGATGGATTCATTCTCGAAGTACTTCCCCAACTATCACCAGACTTATCGTCCTGCGATGGTCGGAGACAATGCTGGAACAGCTGATAGCGGTGGCACCATTCTTGACTCTGATAGATTCAACAACAATAAGTTTACCTTAGAGAATATCCAGGTTATTACCACCACGTCTGACCAAGCTGATGCGAATCAGTGGGCAGCTGCTACCTACAAGAGAACGGGTGTGGCCGCCAGCACGATGAATGATATTGACGGAAGCTCTTCGTCTTCTACAAGGTTGCTTTCTGTATCGAAGGACTTCGGTCTATCCTCAGCAAGAAGATTCTTGAAATATACGTTTATCGCTCAGGGCGGTTTCGATGGGTTGAATATCCTCGATAAAGAAAAGGCAACAATGTCTTCAACTGCCTGCAAGAGAGAGATGGACGATTCCAACCAGGGCGAGACAAATGGACCTACAGTTGCAGCGTATCGTAAGGCTCTAGACATCCTTGAAGAGCGCTCAGACGTGAATATCCAGCTTCTTGCTATTCCAGGTATCCGTCATTCGTCTGTTACTGATTACGCGATTACGACTGTTGAGGATCGCTTTGATGCGATGTATCTAATGGATATTGAAGCGCAGAATAATCTAGGTAATATTGTGACTGGTTCTTCCGACCTGATTAGCGTGACAAATACTGTGACTGCATTCACGAGTAGAAACTTGGATTCTTCATTCGCAGCAGCGTACTTTCCTGATGTACTGATGACAGAGGTTGCAACCGGACAGACTGTTGTTGCACCCCCAAGTGTTGCGGTTCTCGGGGCATTTGGTCTCAATGATCAGGTTGCGTATCCTTGGTTTGCCCCCGCTGGCTTCACCCGAGGAGCACTAAAGAATGTTACCGAAAGTCAAGTAAAGCTTAATAGGACTAACCTCGACGCTCTTTATGATGCTGATATCAATCCTATCACAGCGTTCCCACAATCTAAGGAAGTTATGGTATTCGGCCAGAAAACATTACTCGCCGCGCAGAGCGCGTTGGACCGAGTTAATGTTCGAAGACTACTCATCGACATTCGTCGTCAGGTAAGAGCGATTGGAAACACATTCCTCTTCGAGCCGAATAGAGAAGCTACCCTAGCAAGATTCTCAGCTGCTGTTAATCCAATATTAGGTAGAATTCAGCAGCAGCAGGGCCTTGAAAGATTCAAGGTGCAGATTGATGCAACCACAACCACCCAGGCTGACGTGGAAAATAACACGGTACGAGGTAAGATCTTCTTACAGCCTGTTCGTTCAGTCGAGTTTATATCACTAGATTTTGTGGTAACTAACGCCGGTATGGACATTTAATCCAAGAACTATATAGTTAGATAAGAACAAGGAGTAAGATAAAATGCCAGAAACACTATCAGTTACCGATATGTTGCCGAACAAGTTTGAGCCCAAAAGAAAATTCAGATGGGTGTTCGCAATCGAAGGTATTGACGCATTTTTGATCAAGACGGCCGCTCGTCCCACAATGAACACCGCTGAGGTTGAAATTCCCTTTATTAACTCTACCCGCTTTATTGCAGGTAAGACGAAGTTCGACGCTCTGTCAGTAACACTACACGATCCTATTGCTCCTTCGGGCGCACAGCAGGTCATGGAATGGGTTCGTACCCACTATGAGTCTGTATCAGGTCGCGGTGGTTATGCTGACTTTTACAAGCGCGACTGCCAGTTAAAGCTTCTCGATCCCGTAGGGACCGTGGTAGAACTCTGGGATATGAAGGGTTGTTTCCTCACATCAGCCGGTTTCGGTGATTTGGATTACGGCTCGGAAGACCCTGCTGAAATTGCATTGTCAATCCGTTTTGATAATTGCGTGCTTCAATACTGATCATTACATTTACTTCCTATTAAAGAGCGCGGTTTACCGCGCTCTTTTTTTATGTGGTTTGTTTTACACCCCACCTCCCCGGTTTAAGATAATCATAATGTTGGAAACTAATATGAGGTGTACGTATGTCAACTGAAAAAGGTGGTCCCACCGAACGAAGTGAAATATTTGGTTCGATGAAAGAGCACATGCCAGCCAGAAATGTTATGAAAGATGATTTTGGCTTTGAAATTCCTGTAGAGACGGTACCGCTACCGTCGGGTGGAAAGTGTTATGATGCTGATCACCCCCTCTCCGGAAAAAATACTGTTGAGATTCGAGCGATGACGGCTCGAGAAGAAGATATTCTTACTTCAAAAGCCCTAATCAAGAAAGGGACAGTAATAAGTCATCTCATCAAGTCGTGTATGATTGATAAGAGAGTCGATCCAGACTCAATGCTCGCTGGGGATAGAAATGCCCTGATGGTTGCTCTACGTGTGACAGGCTACGGCGCTGATTATAACGTAGAGGTTGATTGTCCAGCATGCAGTGAGCGCTCAAAGCAATCTTTTAATCTGGGTGAACTTCCGATTAAGCGGTTGGAAATTGATCCAATTACAAATGGAACGAATATTTTTGAGGTTAAGCTTCCTGTGACTAAAGCGAAGTGCCGTTTTAAGCTTCTTACTGGTACTGATGAACAAGATATTATGACGGCGTCAGAGCGCCGTAAGAAGCAGGGACAACGTTCAGAGAATCTTGTAACACAAAGATTGAGATACTCCATTGTCGCTGTAAATGGCGTGACAGATCGCACGAAGCTCGATATGTTCGCCTCTAGTCTGCCCGCAAGAGATTCGTTGTTTTTGCGCAAGCATATTGATAAAAACGAGCCGGGTATAGATATGAAGGCCTGGATGGATTGTCCAGCATGTCTAGAGCACTCGGAGGTTAGACTGCCCCTGGGGGCGGCGTTTTTTTGGCCTGACTCATAGTACAAAAGAGTTCTATTTAGAGCAGATATTTCTGCTGATGTACTATATGGGCTTCTCGTATATAGAAGCCTACAACGTCCCCGTGTGGATTCGACATTGGTTCATTCGGCGACTCAACGATGAGATAAAGAAATCTAACAAGAACCAATCAACCCACGCGGCACACCAAAATTCCCCTGACGCAAGAGCGATGATGGGAAGATATAGGTCACAAGTTCCAGCAAAATTACGTAGATTCACATAGTTATCTTAGAGGTGTTGGAAATGAATGCAGCTAAAAGACAGTTTCTAAAAGATTGCGCCAGATACATCAGCGGTGAAATCGCTGAAATAAAATTGAGCGGATCTGAAAAAACGATTGATTTGTTCGCGCGGACGCTAAGAGAGTCTAGAGCGCTTTATGTGGTTCTCGAGACGAAGAAGAATATAAGCGATGTTATTCCCGTCTTAGAGTCGAAGAAAAAAGCTGCAAAACTTCTACATGCGAAGACAGGGTTTGTTTGGCCCTTCTAATATCAATTTATTGTTTGTAGAATTCTGTTTACCATATTTAGTGTATGCAATGGTATACAGGGTGGTTTGTTAGATGCCTGACTCAAAAGAGCTACAGAACCAATTAGGAATCCAGCAGCAGATCAATAAACTGCTGAATGAGCGCGCTGCGCTGATGGATGCCCAAGCGAAAAAGCTGACCAGCCAAACGCAGCTAGCAATACAATTGTGCAAAGCTTTAGAGTGCAAAGATTTAGACCAGGTCGCCGCAAGGCTCGACGAAATAAATAGCGGTCTTCAAGATGCTGCCTCAAATGCACAAGCCGCAGCAGACGGTCAGCGAGACGTCGCCGGCGCTATAGATGAAGCTGGGGGCGCCGCCGATGGGACTACCAAAAGCTTTGGCGAAATGGTCAAGGAGATCAAGACAGCAGACGTTGCTGCCGCATCGGCTGCTAGCGGAATAATCAAAGGATTCAATAGCGCCAAGGCAACGCTAACCATGGTTGTGGGTACGTTAAGTTCCATGGCTAGTGGATTCATGAGTGTTGGTACAGCGATTATTTCGATGCCATTCAAGATGCTTGGCGGCTTGGTGGATATGGCGACGACCGGCGGCGGCGGAGTTAGCGCACTAACTCAAGCTATGGAAAAACTCAGGGGTGAGTTCGGTTCGTTAGCGTCTAATGAGGGTAAGGCCATAATGGATGGCTTTGATGACCTTACGTCATCGACTGGTGCCCTCGCGCAGACCGGCCTTAGTGTTAGTGAGGTTTTTGGTCGGGGAAGCGCTGGGATGGCAGCAGCACTAGAGGCTGTTGCTGAAGTCGCTAGAGCAGCTGGGGCTGCATTCAGTATGCTTTCAGATTCCATTGCTGAAAATGCTGCGATGATGGTTACGATGAACAAGGGCTTGGGAATGACCAATGAAGCCCTTGCTGAAATGACAAGAAAAGCTCAAAACGCCGGCGAAGATGTCGGTGATATGTTAACCGCCACCGCGAGTATGGCAATTCAGATGGGCGACAAGTTTGGGGTTTCGAGCAAGATAATCGGTGCGAATATGTCTGCTCTTACTGAAGATGTTGCGAACTTCGGTAATATGAGTGTTAAGCAGCTTGGTGCAACTGCAACCTATATGGCGAAATTAGGGCTAGAGGCAAAAGACCTCCAGGGCGTTATCAGCAAGTTCGACAACTTTGAAGATGCTGCTGGTTCTGTTTCTCAATTGAACCAAGCTTTCGGAATGCAGCTTGATACTATGGAGATGATGAACGCTGAGAATCCTGCTGAGCGAATTGACATGATGCGTGATGCGTTCCACGAGGCTGGCAAGTCAGTCGAAGATATGACTCGACAAGAGAAGGCACTCCTTGCTGAGCAAATGGGTCTATCTGTATCCGCTATGGAGAATGCGTTAGCCGCAGAAAACCAGGGCGTATCTTATGAGGATCTTGAGGCTGGAGCTGAAGACGCTGAAGAGAACGCTATGTCGCAAGAAGAAGCGATGTCTAAGCTTGCTGACTCTATTGAGAAAATGACAGAAGGCGGCGGCGGCGGAGTCGAGGGCTTCTTTGATTCGTTCGCTAAGGGGTTCATGAAAGGCCTGGCGTCTTCCGAGGAATTTCAGGCAGTTATCCAGCAGATTCGTGATTCCTTAAAGGTTGTGTTTCAGTTCGGTGAACAGCTTGGAAAGATGTTTGCTGATCTTATGGGCGATTTAGGAGTGTGGGACGGCCTTAAAGATCTGTTCGATCCCAAAGACTTGAGAGACCTTTTGGGTATTAACGAGAAGGGCGGCCTAACCGGTACTGGTCTTTTGGGGATATTCAAACGATTCAAGGATTCGCTGACCGGAAAAGGGACGTACAGTCCTCAGAACATGGCTGAAGATATGGGCAAAGAATTCGAGAAGTTCTTTGGCAAAAAAGGTCCAGCCATGCAGAAGCTTAAGAACGCGCTCATCAAAGGTATCGAGATGGTCGGGGCGTTTATCGCCGGGATGATACCGTGGATCGTTGGAAAGTTTGCGGACATGATTAAGGGAATCGCAGACTATATTAGAAACCCAGATGCAGTTAAAAATGCTGGTGAGAAGGGCATTGGCGGAGCTCTAGTCGAAGCGCTTTCTGGAATTGGGTCAGCGCTAATAGAGGCAGCTCCAGTTCTTTTAGACGCGATACTGGATCTTCTTAGCGCAGTTTTTGAGAAGCATGGAGATAAGATCCTCATGGTCGGTGGTGCCATGGCTGCGTTTGTGTTTGGAAAAATGATTTTGACAGGTGCTCTTACTGCCGCCAAGGGCGCGCTCATAAAGATGGCGACAGATAAACTTATCGGACTGATGGGCGGTGTTACCGACGACGCCGGCAGAGCCAATCAAGGGAATGCTAAATCCACCGGTGATGGTATTAGAGAAGGTATGGGTGGGCTGGCCGACGGCCTGAAGTGCTTTATAGAGAAAGTTGGCGGAATAGATAAAAAAGATATCGGAAAGGCAGCGATCAATTTAACGTTGCTGGCAGCTGCAATGATTCCCGCAATGATCTTGTTCGCCATAGGGATAACATTGATGGCGAAGATCTTGTCTTCTGTTCCATTTATGGCTGTCGTCGCCGCTGTCATTGCGTTGGTAGGAGGGATATGGGCAACTAAGTTCATGGTCGAAACTGCTAACGAGATGCAAGAAGGCCAAATTACAAAGTCTATCGGAAAACTCCTCGCCGCAGCTCTAATGATGACAGTCGGTGGAGCTGCTTTCGTAGTTGGCTTGGGGGTCGTCGGTGAAGTGGTCTCACAGGTCGGTTTCGGAAAAATACTAGCTGGAACATTCGGCGTAATTCTAATGGCGGCCGCAATCTTTGCGATGGTACCGATGATAAAAGCAGCATCCAAGCTGAACGTGACAAAGAAGCGTACTCAGAATTTGGTGAAAGCTGGGGCGTTACTGGTTATCGGTGGTAGCGCATTTGCCTTAGGCATCGGTGCTGTTGGCGTCGTAGTTGGCGAAGTTGGTTTTGGTAATATTATGAAGGGCCTTATGGGCTTGGTGGTTATGCTGCTCGCAGTTGGCGCTACGGTATTGCTAATTAAGGCTTCTAAGCCAATGCAGAAAGCCGGCTCTGCAATCGGGCCCATGCTTATGGGCGCTCTTTTCATGCTTGTTGGTGTGGTAGCATTTTTGGGCGCCTTGTGGGTGGCATCGATGATAATAAATTCACTTGATATGGGTACCATAGCGATGAGCATGCTTTTCCTTCTTGGAATTGTTTTGTTAACAGCTGCTATCGGTGCGACGGCACTGCTCTTCAATCTTTATGCCGGTATGGACACAGTCGGTGCGTTGTTGGGTGCATTATTTGTGGCGGTTGGTTTATCTGTGCTCGGCCTGGCGTTCCAGTTATTCCAGTCTGTTTATAGTTCTGTTGATTTACCGGGTGTTATTGTCACGATGTTACAGTTAACGCTGGCCATGTTAGCGCTTGTACTTCTTGCTGGAACCAGCGCCCTGGTGGCACTGATGATTCCTATTATGATTGTCGGTGGTGTCGGCCTGATCGCCGCGGCTGCGTTCACCTTTGTAGTCTCAAAGACGTTTGCACCGGCGCTGCAAGAATTAATGTCATCGATGTCGGGTATTGATGGCAAAGAATTAATGTGGATAGCGATAGGCATGCAGATGGCCATGGACGCGATTATCGAGATGTCGATATCTGCGAAGTCATTAGTGAAGTATCTTTTCCCGGGTATGATGAAACCGATCGAAGCGGGCTTTAGGGTCGTAAAGAAGATGGCAGATGCTATGCTGGACTCGTTAGTTCCTGCTCTGCGTATAATCGCTGATATGCCAATCGGGGATCCGAAATTATTCATATTAAAAATCAATGCGTTGCTGAAAGTCTTTGATGCCGTTAAGCAGATGGGTGACCTTGTTTATAAGATCGCGATGCTTGATGTTTTGGCAAGCTCAGGTGGTGGAGAGTCTGGTGCGATATTAGAAGGCGCAGCTGGCTTTATCAATGCTATTTTCGGTGGAGCAAAGGAACTTATCTTTGCGCTTGTAAAGATGTTATCTGTGATGAAAGAGGGTGATATTGCAAAACTCGAAGCGATTGGTGGAGTTTTGGCTGCGATTGGGAACCTGATTCAAGCCATGCAGCCCCCGCCTGGATTGATGGATGCGATTGCCGATCTGGCTGGTGGTGGATTTATGAGGTCTGGAGATCCTGAAGGTGCTGCCAGTCTTATGAAGACGTATGGCGACATGATGGGAACCATTATGGGCGCAGTCAAGGAACACATTCCTCCAATGATCGCCGACATCTTAAAGATTAACATCGGGGATAATCCTGAGATGGCAAGAGTGAAGGCTGAGGTTATAGGAGCAGCAGTATCAGCTGTAGCGAAACTAATCGAGGCTGTTGGTTCGATAGCGCAGATGTTCATGGATAGAAATGCAAGCCAACAGTCTGGCTGGTTTGTCAAGTCGGGCCCATCGATGGGTCAAACGCTTAGCGAAATGAAGCCAATATTTACCTCAATATTCAACATGATCAAGGGTAATCTACCGCAGATTATAAAGGCAGTTATAGAAGCAGTACCAGACAATATTGATGCGAAAGCAGCAGAAGTCAAGGTTAAGCTTGTCGCAATGGCTATGGAAGCCGTGGCCAAATTTGGTGAATCCATCGGTGCGATTGGAGAACTAATGCCACCCACCAAAACAGCTGGTTGGTTTTCTGCAGGCAAAACCCTACAGGAAAGCTTGGGCGAATTGATGCAAATGATAGCACGTATTGTACAGGCTGTTAAGATGCACTTACCGTCGCTAATCGAAGCAGTTCTTTCTGTTAAGATCGCCAATCCCGATGCAGCGGTGAAGAAGCTTGAAGTGGTTGGTTTGGCCATGGACGCGGTGACGAAGTTTGCAGATGTTATAGGTTCTCTTGAGGGGAGTAACTTTGAGGGCGGCGCAAGCATGGCGATTGCAAATATGATGAG